ACGTACCCCCCAACCCCCCCATGTCCCACGCCTACCCCTCTAAAAATAATAATAATAGATATTTCTAGGGTCAAAACACCTCTAAGTTACTGTAATCATTACATAAAAGCACTGATACAGCTTCAATAAATGGTGTTTTAAGGCGTATTTTTGCGACATATTTGCAACACTGTGTCGTTTTAGTAACATTGATGCATAAATAACACTACCGCCTGGAATGTGTTGCATTTTTACCATACCCCATCAAAAGTAATACACTATTAAACTATCTAGCTAAATATATAGTTCAACGTTAAACCATTATCATCAAGTAATATAGTTCAATATTAAACTATCTAGTTGGAACAAAAGTGAACACGCCACTGACAGCCTCTAGGCTATTTCCATAGGCTAAACCACACAAACAAACCTAGAGCTTCTCACGGGTTAATTTTTACACAAATGCTAATACTTTTTTATTGCTATTATATAGTATAAATAAATATTAATATATTTTAATGATATCAAAATAAATGTATTGCTATTTGTGTAATATGAATTTATAGAATAATGTATTATTAATTATTTAGGGCTTTAGCTATGACAACAACAACAAAACCTTATTATATTCTTTTCGTTTATGACACTGATAGCCAAAAATGGTTTGATGAATTTGGCGACTATACTAAAGCGTCTTTAAAAACAGAAATAGAATTCTCACATTATAATACTAAAAAGAAACATATCAAAATCATCAAAACAACTGATGATAAAAACGCAATTACAAACGCATATAAAACTTTAGAAATGGAAATATAAAAATGTTTGATACAGAAATAAAATTTGATAATGATAGCGGTTATTCTTATAAATGGCATGGTGGTACGCTTATATCAGTTTATAATTTTGAAGCTGTTGAATTTGATTGTTTCACAGTTATTGCATTAGCTGATAATAAAGATTGGAATATAGTAATACAAGAAATGAAACAAGATTTTGAGAATAGAATGAATAGCTATTTGAATAATTAACTTTAGTATTAGCATTCAATATGAGTGCTAGTAGTAGAATTAATTTAGTAGAAAGAGGAACAAAATGAATAATAATATAGAAATGATTTGGAAGCTTGCAACACCAAAAGAAGTTTATAATGGTGTAAAATGGTATAGTGACGCGCAATATCAAGCAAAAGAAATCTCTTTAAAATATGATATAAAACTTTCAACAGTGGTTGGTGTCATATCCGCGCTTAGTCCCAATAATAAATGGGATAGGAATATAGCTAACGCGGATGCATTGATTAAAGCTTACCTTGATGGAGAACATATTGAGAGCGTCAAGGTTTCAACATATCACACTATGAAAGCAAAAGCGTGGTCGATACTTGATGATATGCTTTCAAGTAATGACGATATTTTGACACGATTAAATGGTCAAAAGATTAAAAGCTTTTATGAATGCATAATGGGTTTTGATGCGTGTTGTATTGATGGTCATGCTCTAAACATATGGCGCGGAGAAAGATTTGGATTAACATCCGATAAAACTAACATCGGTAAAAAACTATATTCAGAAATACAAAACGATTACGTGAATACAGCAAACGCATTAGGTTTAAAAGCATATGAATTGCAAGCTATTACGTGGGTAGTATGGCGACGCATTCATGAAATAGCCTAATGAATTAATATTATTGGTGGTATTCTTTTGAGTATCACTAAATAATATTAAACCAAAAGAGAAAGAGAAACAAAATGGAACACTCTTTAAAGCTAAAAGATATTTATCTAGATTGGGTAAACAATTATATATCTGTTACTAAATTTGCCTATGATAATAATTTAACATTGGTGCAAGCTAAAAAGCTTATTGAATTATCGCGTGAAATTTATGAGATGAATTTAGTATTTGACATTGCTTAAAAAATAAATTAGTTATTGTATTAATAAATATGTTAGGAAAAAATATGCGAGTAGAATGGAAAGAATATATTACTGATCTGGATATTCCTAAAGATTGGGAGCATAGAAGCTACCACCATGATGAATTGCCCTCTTGGCAGGTCAATGGTTTGCATATCTGGATTGATAGTTGGAATGTTGATGAGCGTACCGAGAATGCATCTAGAATACATGGTGCTATGGAAGTATTGCCATCTAGATTTACTGTGCAAACAGCTAATAGTTATAATGGATATGATGATGATCATACATGGATTTTTGAAACTAATAGCTTTAAAGATTTACTTGATTTTGTAGCAAGTAAAAAACAATGGGCAATACTTAAAGATGATATTTGGATTACCGACCCATACTATGATGAGACAGGCAGATTTTTTGTTGATCCTATTGAGTATTATGGATTGACTAAACAAGATTTAAAAGATTATGGTTCAATAGATAGAGGAGAATAAAATAATGTATGTAGTAAATTTATTTGGTGGCATGGAAGTTGGCAGACTTTCCCTTGATAGACTAGGTATAATACCCACTAGATATTATTCTAGTGAGAAAGACCCACACGCTATGAAGGTTGCTAGTAAAAACTTTCCAGATATTATACAATTAGGTGATATAAATAACTGGCGCGATTGGGATATTGAATGGCAATTTGTTGATCTAGTTATGGGGGGTTTCCCTTGCCAGAGTTGGTCAGTTGCAGGAAAACAAACAGGCGATAGGGATAGTAGAGGTCAGCTATTCTGGGTGATGCTAGATATTATGCAACACGTTATGGAGTGTAATCCTAATGCTAAATACCTTATGGAAAATGTTAGAATGTCTAATGCTTTTGAAAAGTATATTACGCACCATACTGAGCAAGCTTTGCCCAACGTGAATAAATACTTGATCAATAGCTCACTAGTATCAGCACAAAATCGTAAGCGTTTTTACTGGACTAACATTGAGGGTATTGAACAACCAAAAGATCGTGGCATTGTCTTAAAAGATATACTTGAGGATGGATTAACTGATAGAACTAAATCACATTGCCTAGATGCTAACTACTTTAAGGGTGGCAATCTCAAGTCATACTTCGAGAAGCATCGCAGACAGTTGGTGTTTAGTCCTAATGGTATGTGTCATGTAGGTGATGCTGATTTGAATGGTAATCAGTCCATTAAACGAGTGTATCATGAGGATGGTAAAGCACCTACACTAACGACTATGGGCGGTGGGCATAGAGAACCTAAAGTATTAGTGAAGGGCGCTCGTATGGTAGGGCGTAGGCTAGATGCTAGTGGAACTCGCAAGGATAATGATAAGAGTATCCCTATCAAACAGATGATAGAAGTTCGAGATGATGATAAAACTAATTGTCTCACAACAGTAACTAAGGATAGCATTCTTGTAGAGAATATGTCTTGGCGCAAGCTAACACCTCTGGAATGTGAACGCCTACAAACAGTGCCTGATGGGTACACTGAGGGCGTATCGAATACCCAACGCTACAAAATGCTAGGCAATGGTTGGACTTGCGATGTCATAGCACACATACTGAAAGGATTATAATATGAGCGCAACTATCTTATCATTACAAACACCTTTTATGGAAGGGTATAGAGAAGCTAAACAAGAGTACGCCTGTGGGAATATATATTGTTTAGATACAGCACTAGCATTGTTTGCTGTAGACCCACCTGACAGTGAATTTCAAAGGGGTATGATGCAAGCCCTAATAAATCTGAAAGGATTATAATATGAGCGCAACTATGAATGATGAGGGTAAGTTTATTTATGATGAGCATTCACCTTTAACAGATGATGGTCAGAGATATGAACACTACTTAGATATTACGCAGGATGTATTTCCTAAAACGTTTGATGAATTTATTAGGGCAGGTATGTAATGTTAGATCAAGAAGATAGACTAAGATTAGCTCACGAAAAAGTTTGTGCCGCCGAGAATAAAAGGATGCGTGAGTTGTTTAATATGCGTAACTATAAAGAGGGTGATCAGTGGACGCAACAAAAGAATAGGCAGATCACTGGTGCTAAAGGTGGTAGGCAGAATAACTTGAAAAGACTATGGGTAAAAGAAAGGAATATAAAATGAGAGCAATACTTAATAAGTTATGTTGGTGGTGTAGAGAATGGGACAGCTCTGAACCCTGCTGTTGGTGTAATGATGAAGGTGATGATCATGATAATTGAACAGACCTGTAGCCATTGTAGTGGAACTAAAGTTTTCTTAGATGCTTTAGCTAAATGGAATACAGTAAAACAAGAATGGGTATTACACCAAGAGTATGATCATGCATACTGCCGTGACTGTGATACTGAATGTGATATAACAGAAAGGAATATATCAAATGAGTAATAAATATTTTAACGTGACAGAACATGAGCGTAAAGAAAAGAGAAAAGAAATAATAGCCACCACCTTTGTGTGGTCTGTATTTGGGTTTGCAGCCATAGGTGTATTGGCTACGTTTAGTTTACTATTAACTAAGGTATGGGAGTGGTTAGTATGAAACTTTATGAATGTGTTATAGATGTACGTAAACTATTTCCTGTTAGAGAAGCTAATACTAAACAGGAATTTATTGATAATCTTATAGAAGAGTATAATGATAAATGCTTTGGACTTCTAACTATTAGAAGAGAAGACATAAAAGAAATAAGAAGGGTATAGATATGGATATGAAAAAATACTATGGGCAATTAGTGGGTTGTAAAATCCAAGACTTTCACTTTGAAAAGGACGATTGGGGCGGTACTGACTTTCCAGTATTCACATTAACCAATGGCTCAGAGGAAGTACGATTTGTAATATCACAAGATGAGGAAGGCAATGGCGGTGGCTTTGCTTTTATAGAAGATAACGTAGAGAGAGGAATATAAAGTGAGTAAGCATACAGAATGGGAAAAAGCTAGAGTTAAAAAGCAGTTAAAAACTAAGAAGGTTTTGAAGCAAATGTCTGATGAACAGAGAGAAGCTATACGAGAAATACAAAAGAGTGTAGCTAGTTGTTTAGAGATGATAAAAGACTGTAATGATTTATACATGAGTGACGTAGCTAAATTAGAAAGCGCTTGGCATAGCCTACGATGGGCGTTTGAAGTGGATAAGGTATAGTTAATGACAGACACTAAAGACTACTGGTGGAAGGATAAGGTAGTTACACATTGTCCTAACTGCGTTACTAAGATGCGTACTATAGACACTAGACCTTACCATAAGCTTGGCTACCCAAGTAATAGACGAAGAAAGTATTGCAGCCATTGCGACTTTGTGGCTGTGACTGTAGAGATACCGATAGAATTAAGTATGGAAATAGAAAAGGAAATAACATGAAAAGAAATTATCGCACTGCGTATGATCAACTAAAGAAAATAGGAGCACCTGTAATACTAGGTGGCTATAATGATGAGGATACATTTCGTATCTCAGGTGAGTCCAACTACCCTATCACTTGGGCTGACTGCTATGGTGGTGGTCAACCTGATCTGGACGACTTTGGTGTTAACAATAAGATTAATGCCATACTAGAGAAGCAAGGATTATATGCTGAATGGATTAATGGTGGTGTCTTGGGTGTTGCAGAAATGTAACGTGACATAATGGTAACATTGACTAACACTAAAACTAATAATATATCTTACACATAATATAACATAGAGGAATATAAATATGAGAAATACAAATAAGAAAATGTCTCAACACACAATGATACTCAAGCACCTTCGTGCATCTAAGGGTCTAACCTTACGAGAAGCTTTGATAGACTATAGCATACAGTCTTTCACCAAGCGTATCTCTGAGCTGCGTAAGTTAGGCTATCGTATTGATGGCATAGCAGGGAGACATCCAGTTACAAATCAAAGATATACACGTTACACATTAGTAGAGGAGAATGCATAATGGAAGTACAACTAACACCTGAGTGGACTGCTACTATCTTAGAAGATGGTGGTATGTTAGTTAAGAGTGAGGCAGAGGAAGTAACTCTACCTAAAGAAAGTGTTGCTAGGTTAGCTAGTATATTTAAACAAATAGAAGAGGAGAGTGCATAGTGCATAAGCTTAACATCTACAGTGTATCAACAGGTGAGCACATATGCTACCACACAGCGCGTAGCAGGGAAGCTTTGCTACGTCTATATAAAATGTATGAGAAAATTAAAGGCATAAGGATGGAAGTAAAATGACATTTATGATTGAGAAGAACGTACCCTTACCATCAACTAAGGATGGACGCGGTGCACCTAACAAAGGTTATGAAGCACTACTAAACCATATGAAGGTAGGCGATAGTGTTGTAGTCAAACGTGCTGCACTAGCTAGTATATATACCCACGCTAAGAAGATAGGGTGTAAGGTTGTTACTCGTAAGGTAGATCAAATTAACAGACGTGTGTGGATGTTAAACAAAGGAGATACATAATGCCCAATTGGTGTGAGAATAGAGTAGTAATTACAGGTGATGTTAAAACATTACGTGCTATCAAAGAGGCGGCAGATAGGGGTGGGTTACTGGAACACCTAGCACCTATTGGTGAATACGATTATGGTGTTGCCTGTACTGAGTGGAATACTAAGTGGGAAGTACATGATGTAGAGGCTAACCTGTTTGAGGATGGTAATACATCCAACTTACACCTAGGGTTTCAGAGTGCATGGAGTCCACCTACAGGTGCATACGATACAGGTGCTGATAGATTAAAGATCAACGTAGAGGCATCCTTCTATGAGCCAGGAATGTGTTACATAGGTGAATACGATAGTGCCTTAGATATAAACAATACCTACAGTGTTGAGTTTAGTAATGAGGATTGGAAAGATAGTATACCTACTGAACTAATAGAAGAGTTTGATTTAGATGGTGAGTATACGTACTACCAAGAATGGCAGGAAGAAAACGATGAGTAGTAATATAACAATGCATCTACTACCATTAACTGTTATTGCTGCTTACATTGGTGGTGCTTTATATCTCTGGTACAGAAACGCGAAAGGAAGGTAACATGAAAATACCCAAGGGTAATGCTAAGCTAAGTGATATTGTAGAGTTTTATCTGGTATCTCCTGCCTTTGCTAGGCTATCTGGTGCATCTCAAAAGGATTATGAAATACATCTAGCGTCTGTGATTAATACACTTGTTGAAGGCAAGACCCTTGGCAACTATCGTTGTACTAATATTAAAGTACGACACCTTACACAAGCGTATGATCAATGGCTTAACACAGGTGTACGCACTGCAAACTATCGTAAGGCTGTACTGTCTGCTGCTTGGAAGTATTCCATGAGACAGGATGTAATGATACACAACCCAGTAGCACTGGTACAAACTAAGGCTAGTAAGCAGAGGCGTGTATACTGGAGTAGAGATCAGATCAAAACGTTTCTTGAGGTAGGCTATAGTGACTTCAGATGGCGTAGCATTAGTCTTATTGTACACATGGCATATGATTGGGGTCAGCGTATAGGTGACATGAGAGTTATGACTTGGGATACATTAGACTTAGATCAGTGTCGCTTAGATCTAACACAAAGTAAACGTAATGCTGAAGTACACCTACCTATATCTAATGGGTTGTGTGAGATGCTGCGACAACAGAAGGAAGACTTTGGATTCCAGGATTATGTAGCACCTAGAGTTAAGCCAAGAGCAGCGGCATATACACCATATGATAAGGGTGAAATATCTTTACTTATCAATGAGGTACTAGATGAAGCTAATCTACCTGCTGAGCTTACAGCTATGGACTTGCGCCGTACTGCTGTGACTGAGATGATGGAAGGTGGGGTTGACTTAGCTAATATTATGCAGGTAACAGGGCATAAGAATATACAATCAGTAAAACCTTATATAGTAAATACATTGAGTGGTGCATCTAAAGCACTATCAGCGAGAGGGAATGAAGAGGATGAGTAAACATAACTGGAAACAGCACAGAGAATATGCTGCATCTGTAACAGCACATGGACCACACCGAGGTGACTGCCCTTTCTGTAGAGGTAAGAATACTTTCTCAGCCTCTTGTGAAGTAGGTGTATTGATGTATAACTGTTACAAGCTAGGGTGTAATGTAGGTGGTAGGTTTGATACAGACATGACTGCATCTGAGATACGCAGACAGCTACGCCCAGCGCAGGATCAAACTAAGATAGAGGTAGAAACTATGGAGATACCAGCACAGCTAGTAGAACCAACACGACAACACACTAAGCACAATAGATTTATGAGGCGATGGGGTATAGTAGGTAACACCTTCTATGATGTGCAGCAGGAGCGCGTAGTCTTTCCTATATATAATAATCATCAAATGATTGATGCTATAGGCAGGGCAGTGGGTGCTACTCAAACACCTAAGTGGTATCGCTACACAGGTGCAGCAGACTACTACACAGTAGGTGTAGGCTCTACTATAGTTATTGTAGAGGATGTAATCTCTGCTTTAGTAGCCTATCAAGAGTTACCTGACGTTAGTTGTATGGCTATTCTAGGTACTAACATGAACCATAAACACTTTGAAAAGATAGGTGAGTATGATAAGGCTGTGATTGCACTAGACCCTGATGCAGTATCAAAGACTATTGAGTATCGCAGAGAGATAGAGTTGTGGACAGGTAACAAAACAATAGCACTAAGTTTATCTGACGATATTAAGTATCGTATGCCAGAAGACCTAGAAAAACTACAGGAGATATGCAGTCTCCTTGATTGATTATAAAACATATGATAGACCCTAACTCTATAACAGAACTATTAGCAGAGAACAGAATGGATAATGTAAACAACCCAGCGCATTATGGTAAAGGTAGTATTGAATGTATTGATTACATAGAAGACTTCCTAACCGAAGAAGAATATATAGGATACCTAAGAGGTAACATAGCTAAGTATTTACATCGCTGGAGATATAAGAATAAACAAGAAGACCTACTGAAATCACAGTGGTACTTAGCTAGGTTGATAAAACTAACAGGAAAGGCAGATGTATGATACCAGTATCTATGTTAAGAAGATTACTTACCAAAGAAGGATTAGAGTTTAAGATTGTTAAAGTTGTGGGTAATGTAGCACAAGTAAATATAATTGTAGCGGAGGGTTCAGATGTTCACAGTTGAGTTTGAATCTGATGCATCAATCATCACTACATTAGATCACTCTGGTAAGCATGAAGACATAGAGATTATCTTTGGAGATGAGGGTACTGTGTACATGAGACAGTTTGAACCTGAGATGGATGCTTATCAAATGTTAATCATGAGTAGCCAACAATGGTTAGACATCATGGCTGCGTATAAGAGTAGTGCAGGTTCGTACTACGTGGAGTTCAAACAAGAGTGATGAGTAGCACTTAGAAAATATATAATATATTGTTGTAGGAGACAAAAAGAATGATGGAATTAGCACTGATTAAAACGTTACTAGATCGTAACTTTTATGATCAACACAAGGGCATACGTTGCCCAGATAAAATCTTTAGCAAAGATGTACGCAAGATTAAACAGGCACTTGATGGTGCTATGGAATCCTATGAGGGTGACCTAACTGTTGCGGATCTAGAGGCTGTGTTCAATAGAATGAACGCTAGTCTTACCACTGCTACTCGCGGAGCATATGAGGATTTGTTTAAGCGCATAGCAATTACTGAGCCTATCAAAGAAGAGATAGCACAAGACACATTATCACAGTTGTTTCAGCAGCACGTTGGTGATCGTGTAGCAAACCTAGGGTTTGATTTTGTTAATGGAACAGAGGATAGTTTAGAACCTCTGCGACGACTACTAGAGGAATACAAAAATGATTTTACTCCTAATCTACGTGTTGACTGGGACGACAATAGCCTTGACACAATACTTGATGCAACGCTTCTGGAATCCAAGTGGAGCTTTAACATATCTTCCTTGGCTCGTAGGGTGGAAGGCGTTAGTGGTGGCCACCTTGTGTTGGTTGGCGCTCGCCCCAATACTGGTAAAACTTCTTTCCATGCCAGCCTTATAGCAGGTGCACAAGGCTTTGCACATCAGGGTGCTAAGTGTATTGTACTGTGTAATGAGGAAGCATACACACGTGTTGCTGCAAGGTATATCAGTGCATCATCTAATATGACAATGAAAGAAGTTAGAGAGAACAAAGCCCTGGCACAGAAACGTTATGAGCCTATCCGTACTAATGTAATGTTTAAAGATAGTACAGGTAAGGGTATGGCATGGGTTGAGTCTGTTGTTAAACAAGAGAAGCCTGACATTGTAGTTCTTGACATGGGTGATAAGTTTGCTGATATAAGTAGTGAGAGAAGTGACATCACACTTAAGACTGCTGCTATCCATGCACGTAACATTGCTAAGCAGTATGACTGCTGTGTGATCTGGATGTCACAACTATCTGCAGAAGCAGAAGGTAAGGCTGACCTTAACCAAGCGATGATGGAAGGATCTAAGACAGGTAAGGCAGCTGAGGCTGACCTAATGGTCTTGATAGGTAAGACACAACAAGCTGAGGGTGAAGACGAAGATCCAGTTCGTTACTTAAACTTAGCCAAGAATAAGTTGAATGGGTATCAGGGTAAGATCACCTGTGTATTAGATGGATCACGCTCTATCTATTCAGCTTGAGGTAAGACATGAGAATAGTATTAGATGTTGAGAATAGCACAACAGAACGCAATGGTAAGAAACACATGGACCCGTTTGAGATTAACAACCACCTAGTCCAAGTTGGTATGGTTAATGCAGACAACCATGATGAATTACACATTGTAAATATAGACCATGATGAGGCGAAGGATACGTCAGGCGCTGGGCATAAGCTAGTGCAGGATGTATTAGACTTAACAACCCTACTCATAATGCATAACGCACAGCACGATATGATGTGGCTATGGGAGTCTGGCTTCAAGTATGATGGCTTGATCTATGATACCATGTTAGCAGAGTACATACTTGATAGAGGGCAGCGCAACGTTTTAAACTTAGGTGCTTGTGCTGAACGTAGAAACTTAGAGGTACAGAAAGATGATACACTCAAAAGATATTTTAAAGAAGGGTACAATACAAATGAGATACCGTTGGATGAGCTTAGCTTTTATCTTAGGTGTGACCTGCTCTCAACTAGCTGGTTGTTCCACAGTATCGAAGCTGACTATGCCAAGCCCGAATCCACAGGTCTCAAAGTCATTAGAGATACAACCTTTACCACCTGTAAAACCCTCACCCGAATGTATATGTCAGGGATCAGGGTGGATAGATCAGCCCTTGACGAAGTAAGAGTAGAGTTTGAACAAGAGAAGGCAGATATTGAAGACAGGATGCAGAAGAAGATACGTAAGCTTATGGGTGATACACCTATAAACCTTAACAGTCCTGAGCAAATGTCACAGGTTGTATTCTCGCTGCGCATGAATAACAAAAAGGAATGGGCAGATTTGTTTGAGTTCACGTCTACAGTGGATGAATATAAAGATGCTGTTAGGGCAAACTCTACGCCTGTATACAGAACAAAAGCATTTACATGCCCAACCTGTGAGGGTGTAGGCAAAACATATAAACTAAAGAAGGATGGCACAAAGTATGCTAGACCTAACAAGTGTAAAGACTGTGACACGCGAGGCTTTCAACTACAAGAAACAAAACAGATTGCAGGTCTAAGGTTTACTGCGCCTAATAAGAAATGGATTAGTGCCAATGGTTTTAGTACAGGTAAGGATAACCTAGATGTACTTGCGGCTACTGCCAGAAGTAATAACATGGAAGAGGCAGAGGCATTTCTTACAGATCAGAAACGTTTGTCTGCTGTTAGCAGCTACTTAAGTTCTTTTGTTGAGGGTATATCAAATTACACTAAACATGATGGGTTCTTACATGTAGGTTTAACACAACACATAACAGCTACTGGACGTTTCAGTGGACGTAATCCTAACATGCAGAACATGCCACGTGGGGGTACGTTTCCTGTTAAGAAAGTCTTTGTTTCACGGTGGGAAAATGGCAAGATAATGGAAGCTGACTTTGCTCAACTTGAGTTTAGAGTTGCTGCGTTTCTTGCTCAAGACGAAAAGGCTATGAAAGAGATTAGCACAGGCTTTGATGTACACAGTTACACAGCAAAAGTTATAACAGATGCAGGTCAGAAAACCTCAAGGACCTCAGCGAAGGCACATACGTTTGCTCCCCTTTTCGGGGCTACAGGATATGGTAGATCTAAGGCTGAAGCCGCTTACTACAAACATTTTATTGAGAAGTATGAGGGTATTGCTGCATGGCATAAGGAATTAGGTGACGAGGCATTACGCTTTATGAAGATCACTAATAAGTCAGGGCGACAGTATGCTTTCCCTAATGTAAGACGCAGAGACAACGGTATGCCAAGTCACTTTACAATGATTAAGAACTACCCAGTACAAGGGTTTGCTACAGGTGATATAGTACCTATTGTGTTGAACGAGCTTCACGAATTGTTACAACCATACAATTCTGTCGTGGTTAATTCAGTACACGATAGTATGGTAGTTGACATACACCCTGACGAAGAACAACAAGTTATTGATATTATTGAATCACTTAACGACAACATCAATGATCTTGTAGAGAAAACATATAATGTAGAAATGAATGTACCATTACTACTTGAAGCAAAAATCGGATCAAACTGGCTTGACACAGTTGACGTATGATGTATAACTAGGAACTCTTTGAATCTATAGAAAGGTATAGAAATGAGCAATGAACTATCAATCGCGAATGAACGCGGACAATCAATGGCAGAACTTATGGGTGTGTCTACATCAGGTGGTGAATCAACACCATCTATTTCACGTATGGGTATGCTGCACCAAGCAATAATGGGGGTTGAAACCTTAGAAGGTAAGACACGTAAGACTGAGGTAATACCAGTAGGTGCTTTCATCCTCAATCGTGGTGACGAAAAGATCTACAGCAATGGGGTCACTATGCGTATCTTCGCCCAGCGCCAACAGTGGCAACGTTGGAATAGTGAAACAGAAGAGATGGAGAAGTCTGTCTTAGCTAACTCACTCAATGGTGACATGAAGGACAGTATAGGTGGCTTCAACTTGGGTAGACCCTCAGGTTGGATAGAGGACTTTGCTGCTTTAGATGATATTACTAAGCAGATTATTCGTAGTGTTAAGCGTGTCAACGTTTACTATGGTACAGTAACACTTGATGATCCTATCAATGAGAAGGGTGAATCACTCGATAAGTCTGCGTATAAAGACGTACCCTTTGTTATGGACGTTAAGAACCGTGACTCACTAAAGAGTATCAATGGTGTTCTAGGTGTTCTGAAGCGCAAGAACTTACTACCTATAATGTCTACTATTAAGTTTATGGGTGTAGAAGATAGCATCCCAGCAGGTGCTACGTTTGGTAAGATTAAAGCGGCATCAGGTGACAGGGTTGATCTTGGTGAGGGTGACAATGAGATGTTAAAAGATTTCATTGAGCTTATTGAGTACAGCAATGGTAAGATCTTAGACTTATACCATGAGAGGTTTGATAAAGCTATGTCTGAGGATGATGAGTCTGTAGTAACAGACATTATCAACAATGACTTCATTGAGGTAAGCCCATGAATCACCCAGCAGAATTAGCAATCTACAGTTTTCTGCAGAAGGCTTTGGCTGGTGAAGCAAACATGACAGAGGCGGTGACCAAGCAGGTTGCCGCTGATGTTGAGGCGGCGTTAAACAAACAGTTTAACTCACCTCCACGTGGTGACTTCCGCTTACGTATGTCTAACATTGGTAAAGCACCCTGTCAGTTGTGGTTTGAAAAGAATGATCCAGAAGATCGTAGACCTTTCCCACCACACTTCTTAATGAACATGATCCTTGGTGATATAGTTGAGGCTGTGTTCAAGGGGTTACTACGTGCAGTAGACCAAGACTTTAAAGACAATGAGATTGTCACACTCAAGCTACCCAATGGTCAAGAGATCAAGGGTGAGTACGATATGGAGATGGATGGAAAGATTGACGATGTTAAGTCTGCCTCTCCTTGGTCATACAAGAATAAGTTTGAGAGCTTTGAGGCACTCAACAAGAAGATAGCTTCGGCTATGTATCACAGCTTGTAGGCTACGCAGAAGCCGCAGGAAAGGATGTAGGTGGCTGGTGGGTAGTCAACAAAGGGAACGGTGAGTTCAAGTATGTAGACGCATCTGAGGTGGACAAGGAAGCTGTCATAGATAGTATTCAATCTACTGTGGATTACATTGAGAGTGATGCACCATTCAAGCGTTGCTACGAAGCAGTACCTGAGACATACTTCAAGAAGCCTAGTGGTAACTTAGTACTGGATAAGAATACCTGTGGCTGGTGTGACTTCAAACATAAGTGTTGGGACTTAAACGAACAACCCTCACGTGTATACAAGGGTAAGAAAGAACCACCTATGGTAGAATATGTACACATAGGAGATGGGCGTGGTTCGTAAACACAATAGAAGAAACTACCGTAGTGGCCTTGAACTAGAGGCTGCTACATTCTTAGAGACACGGCAGAAGATTGTATCATATGAAAAGCTAAAGATTGAGTGGGAAGATTTAAAGTATCGCACCTATACACCAGACTTCGAATTAGACAACGGTATTATAATCGAGACCAAAGGGTTATTCAGTTCTGGAGATCGGCGCAAGCACGTAGAAATACAGAAGCAACATCCTAAACTAGATATACGTTTTGTATTTAGTAACGCAAACTCTAAGCTATATAAGGGAGCTAAGAGTAGATACTGTGATTGGTGTGAGAAGAATGGCTTCAAGTGGGCGCATCGTGTTATACCAGAAGGTTGGCTACTAGAAAAAGGTAAGCGTATGAAAGAGCAACGTGTGAAAGTAAAGAGGAGGTTATGATGGGTTATGAAGTAAAGCCTGGCGACATCGCTATTATATTACATCCTGTTACTAGAGAGGGTGAGTGGACAGGTCAGATCAAAACAGGTTTAGTATTTGGTGAGGCTGAGTCGCATGATGGTATGAAGGCAGCACTAGAGGAAGCTCTTACTATGGCTTCAGCACAAGCGTTCTTAGATACGTATCCTGATGCATGGGAGGATTTCATAGAGCTACGAGGTAACCTACTACAAGAAATGTTCCCAGATCAATATGCTGAAGCACTGATTGAAACTGATGAGGGGTATGAGGTAAAAGATAACGTTATATTACTTAACCGCTGGACTAAGACTAAGGGTAACGCATGAAAAAGTTTAATGTTACATTTGTAGCTAAGGTAGAAGATACTAATAATATATTATCAGCCTATGATGATAGCCACGAAAAAGATATCCACGATCTAATAACAGATGTTATATATGATGTGGACGATATGAATATAGAAAATTTAAATGTTAAGGAAAGAAAATGATTGCTAGAGAAGATATAGAAGCAATAAACAATCTAATAGACTCAACACCAACAGAGTATTCCGACTTTTGTTGAGAGTATGATTGTAACAAAACCTGAGGATAGGCTAATGGAAAACCTATTAGGGTTGTGTGAGGAGGTAGGAGAATTACATGGTAAGATAAAGCGTATGTTAAGAGATGGTACGTTTGATGAAGAGGCTATACTCAATGAGAGTGGTGACGTATTGTTCTACAATATTGCTATAGCTAATTACTTTGGTAGCAACCTACAAGATTTAATACAGAGGAATATGTATAAACTAAATAGCCGCGCTGCACGTGGTGTAATAAAAGGATCAGGAGACAATAGATGAGTAACCAATTACCAACAGACTATCAAGCATTCATACACAAGTCACGCTACGCCAAGTACTTTGATGGCAAAGGGCGTGAGTCTTGGGGAGAAACAGTAGGGCGTTACATGGATAACGTAGTTCGCAAGGCGCTGGGCGATGAGGTAGATAGAATAGTAGACAACACAGACGTAAGAGATATTGAACAGGCTATACTTGGTCAAGAGAATAATGCCTAGTATGAGAGCTATGATGACAGCTGGTCCTGCCTTGGATCGCGACAATACAGCTGGATATAACTGTAGTTACCTTACCAGTAGATGATCCTAAATCTTTTGATGAGGCTATGTACATACTTCTCTGTGGTACTGGTGTTGGCTTCTCTGTTGAGAGACAGTTCATAAAGAAGCTACCAGAGATACCTGAGTTGTTTGATAGTGAGTCTACTGTGGTTGTTAAGGATAGCAAAGAGGGCTGGGCTAAAGGATTCCGTCAAGTTCTAGCACTCTTATGGGCTGGTGAAATACCTAAGTGGGATGTATCTCAAGTTAGACCTGCAGGTGCAAGACTTAAAACGTTTGGTGGTAGAGCATCAGGACCAGCGCCATTAGTAGAACTGTTTAACTTCGCTGTAGCTACCTTCAAGGGAGCACAAGGACGTAAGCTTAGCTCTATGGAATGTCACGACCTTATGTGTTTTATAGGTCAGATAGTTGTTGTTGGTGGTGTACGCCGTAGTGCTATGATTTCATTGAGTAACTTATCTGATGATAGAATGCGTCATGCTAAGTCAGGACAGTGGTGGGAAACTGCAGGACATAGAGCATTAGCTAACAACTCAGTAGCTTACAGTGAGAAGCCAGACATGGAAACATTTATGCGTGAATGGTTGTCTCTGGTTGAGTCTAAGTCTGGTGAGCGTGGTATCTTTAACAGACAGGCATCTAAGGTACAAGCGGCTAAGAATGGTAGACGTGATCCTAACTACGAGTTCGGCTGCAACCCTTGCAGTGAGATAATTTTACGCCCATACCAGTTCTGTAACCTAACGGAGTGTGTAGTACGTGCTACTGATACACTAGAAGATCTTGAGCGTAAGGTTAGACTTGCTACTATCTTAGGTACAATACAGTCTACTATGATTAAGTTCCCATACCTACGTAAAGTATGGCAGAACAATACAGCAGAAGAGAGATTGCTTGGTGTATCTATGACAGGTATCATGGACAACCCATTAATGACACAGAAGAACAAAGGTCTGAAGAAGACACTAGAACACTTACGTTCTGTTGCTGTAGCTACTAATGAAGAGTGGGCTAATCTACTAGGTATACCTGCTAGTACTGCTATCAGCTGCGTAAAACCAAGTGGCACGGTTTCACAACTTGTAGATAGCGCCAGTGGAATCCATGCGAGACATAGCCCATACTATATTCGTACTGTACGTGGTGACAATAAAGACCCTCTAACTCAGTTTATGATTGATAGAGGTATACCTAATGAACCATGTGTTATGAAGCCTGACTCTACAGTTGTGTTTAGCTTCCCAGTTAAGTCGCCTGAGAAGTCAGTGACACGTAATGTTATGTCGGCTGTGGAGCAATTAGAGTTGTGGCTTGCATATCAACGGCATTGGTGTGAGCATAAGCCATCTGTTACTATAACAGTACGTGATGAGGAGTGGATGGATGTAGGTGCATTTGTGTACAAACACTTTGATGAAATGTCAGGTGTGTCATTTTTGCCACACTCAGATCACTCATACCAGCAAGCTCCTTACCAAGAGATAGATAAGAAAGAGTATAAAGAATTACTTTCAAAGATGCCTACTCGTATTGATTGGTCAGAGCTATCAGATTATGAGAGTGAAGATAACACAGTGTCTATGCAAACAATGGCTTGCTCTGGAGACTCTTGTGAAATTGTAGATCTAGTATAAGCTATGTATGTAGTACTAGGAACAACGAAGTGTGGGTTCTGTAATAAGGCAAAGCACTTACTAGAGGAGAAAGGCATAGCGTTTATGCCTTACTCTGTTGATACAGTTAGTAGTCGGTGGTTGTTGACATTAATGCAACAGGCAGGTATGAATACTGTACCCCAAATCTGGGACAATGAAGGTCACCATGTCGGTGGCTATAGTGAACTAAAGGAACAATTAGATGGTTGAAGTTTTAGTAATGTTTTTTGTAGGCATTGCAGCTATTGAAGTAGCTAGTGATGTAGGTAGTTCTACGTATGACTATGTAGAACCTAAGGTAACACAAGGAGTAGATTACGTCAAAGATAAATTTGATTCTGAAGAGCAAGAATAGTGTATGTTCTTGTACTTATAGCATTCATGGTGGGTGAAGGAGCCAACAATAAAAGCCTCACCTATCCTGTATGATACATATGATAGCTGTATTGATGGTGCAGCACGTGCAATGACAAGTGTATATACATACCTACCAGAAGAACTTACTGAAAAAGTTTTTATATTACCTATGTGTAACGCTATACCAGAGGATACATGATGCAACTAAAGTTTAACTTGTTTGAGGATACGGAAAGAGAAGCACTCTCTACTGATGTTAGAGATAAACAATGCACTACTTGTAAAGAAACTTTTCCAGAAACAGAAGAGCATTTTTATATAGCTAGTACTTACTTTTCAAAAGATGGAACAGCTAACAATCATCTTCATAATAAGTGTAAGGCTTGTGCTATTAAGGCTGACAGTATACAAAAGAGTCTTAAGAAAATACACGGACGCAAAGCTTATGGTAAGTGTGACTGCTGTGGTGTAGATTCAAAAGATATCAAAGGAGAAAAGCTACACTTAGATCACTGTCATACTACAAGTGAGTACCGAGGCCATCTATGTAGTAGTTGTAATCGTGGTATAGGTATGTTGGGTGACAATAGTGAGGGTGTACAACAAGCATTAAACTACCTAAAGAAAGTAGAAAATAAAGAATGAAGAAGATAGAGCTAGAGGCAAATAACTTTGTTAAGACTAAGAGTAACAAGTTTAATACTGGGCTTAACAAAGAAGTGCGTAATCTAGACAGCTACATCTTAAACAACTTACATGATTGTAGGGAAAAGGAGAGGGCCAGGGAGAAACTTATGGAAGCAAAGATGTGGGCTAGATTATCAGCTGACATACATGGAATAAAATAAGGGGGCTTAATTGCCCCCTCTCTCTTTGTTTATAACTGACCAGCTTCGTCATAGGCATCTTTGAGATGTTCACTATAACTTATAAATAAATCTAGCTCAGCGAAAGAATAGTCTTCTATATCACCACTCACACCAAACTTTTCTTTCAGTACTTTCTTAGCTTCTGTAGTTATCTCTTTAGAGAATTTTGACTTTGCTTTATACGCAGCTCTTAGCTTAACATTATCACCTGTAGTATAACCCTCATCTAACCTCTCACGTATCTGCTTCTTAGCACTACGTAGTACAGCCTTTAACATACCACGTCTTTCGGGTAGGTCAGCTTTCATAAACTGCTCTGTCCTTAAAAGTCTCTGCGTCTGTCTCTCTAAGATAGGGGCTAACATACCGTTGAATGCTCTATCATATGCAGGTAGTTTAGATCTCTCATTAGCAGTCCAAGCTTGCATCTCAGACATAGAGTATGCTTTCTCAGTAGCTGTACGACCCTGCTTTATAGTCAGACCAAAGATTCTAGCAAAAGGGTTAGCATCATATATCTCACCCTCTCTTGTTGCTACTTTCAAATCTTCACCAGTAATAGTATCTGTCTTGCCTATGAATGCTTCAAGGATATTATCAAAGTATTTTGTAGAAGTCTGCGTAAACAAACCTAAACCGTCAGCTTGTCTTACGTCTTTAGCTGCGTCTGTACCCATAGCAAAACCTACAACTTTATTGACAGCATCTAATGGTCTAGTAACACCTGCTAGAAAGTTACCAAAAGTCTTATTGAATGCATCAAACTGTGCACCACGTGCACCTTCATCTTGGTTTATCAATACATCTAGTAGGTTGTTTAGATCATTACCAAACTGAGCGTCTTTTGCTAACTGTCCTACAGCAACTTGAGTACCCATCTCTTGTATAAGTTCTGGTGGTACAGTCTCACCATTCAGTTTCATATTGAAGATACGTCCAGCAGCAAGGAATGCAGAAAATGGATATGTGTTTTTAGCGTCTATAATTTTACCGCCACCTACATTAATTTCGTATACACCTAAACCTTCATCCCTACGTTCTTTATCATACTGAGAGGCTAGTATTAAACCAGCTATACCCACGGTTGTACGAGCTGCTGCATCCATTTCTGAAACACCCATACCTTCTTTTTTAACTATGCGTTTATACATAGGTTTTAATAGTGTCTCAGGTGCAGAGAAAGGACCCCATTGATAAGCTGTAGCAACAACGTTGTTAAAGAAACGACCAAAGGGTAGTATAGTACCCAAGAAAGGTGTATTGGATACAGTCTCTACAAACTTAGCTGCTGTTCTAATAATTTCTGGTTGTTCTTTTGTAGTATAGTCTTTAGCAAACACAGACTTAAGAGTAGTATCTAGTGCACCTGATATAACCTCGTCATCAATTATTATATCGTCAGATAGTAATGCTTCCTTAAGAGTAACGCCTCTCTTTAACCTTAGGTACTTATCCATATCAGTCATAAACATTTGAGATTTAGTAAACGTATCTTGTATACGCACACCTGTTATCTGATTCATAGCTCTAGTAAAAGCTTCTACATTACGAAAGGCTTTACTGTCAGGATTCATACCATAACGTTTAGCTGATGCATCTACACCACCTGCCATAGTTTCAAACAGTACCTTCTGTGCATCTAAGTTCTCAGGATCTTCAAGAAATTTCATGTATGCATCACGTGTAGTGTACGGGTCCATTAAGTTACGTAGCTTTTGTACCTGTAGTGAGCTAAGCGCACGTGCCTGTCTAAAAGATTCTTGTGCAGCTTTAGTATTATATGTACTTTGAGCTACACCCTTAGTCATTAGAGCTGTTGAACTAAACAGATCAGCAATAGTTTGACCTACATAGTACTGGCTAAAACCAGCAACGTTTAATGCTGTGGTAGCCGGGGATGAAACAAGTAATCGTTTCCATACAGACTGACCATAACGTAATGGCTCAGGTGGCTTAGGTTTTTTAATCTTTGTGCCATCAGATAGTGTAATTTCTTTACCTTCTTCAGCCTCTTTAATAGCACCTGACTGTAACTTTATCTTAGTCTCAGCTGCTAATAGTCCAGAGTTTAAAGTCTTACTAACCTGTGATGCTACCTGCAAAGTCTTACCAGCCTCACTAAAACGGTCAGCCATAAGATCTCCTAGCTTAACACGTGCACCTGTGAGATCACCAAATTTAAAACCTGTATGCTTAGCAAAAGCAATATTAATATCTTCAAGTTCTTTCTGTGTAAGTGAGTTAGCTACGTTAGTCATAACATCAGATATGTGAACTTCTTTACCAACCTTGTATCCCTTGGATCTGAATACACCAACAAGGCCACCTATTTCACCCTCTACATCTCCAAACATTATTTCTCTTATAAGTTGAGAGTCATCTAATACTTCGCCTCTACCCTTCTTACCTCTAGCTACTTTAGCATTCCACTTATCTGTAGCTTTACGTATAGCCTTAGCCGCCTCAGGTGCATCTGCTTTCTTTAGAATAGGAGCATACAAATCTATTGTATTCTGAGCTAGTTTTTCTGTCTCTGTACGAGTATCTTCAAAGCCTGATTTACCAGCGCCTAGCTTACGTGCTACAAGCTGTGCTCCACCTGCAACACCACCAAGGAGACCAGAGAAAGCACTCTGTGTTTTACTGAACGTTTCTTGTGCTCCTACGTCTAGCATAATCTCTTGGTTTGCAATATCTTGATACACAGCAGCCGTAGCGTCCAGCGCTGTAGTAGCATACAAGGATTTAGTAGCCGCTGTTCTAAATAAATTTTTCTGTGCTTCTTTCATGGCATCTCTAGGTATAGCTTTCTTAGCTTCTGTTTCAACAAGCTTAGATACTTTATCATATATACCCTTAGTTCTTTTATCTGTCATACCCCTAGCTGCCGCACGTTCAGCCGCTTCTTTACCAGCTTTACGCCCTGCTTCTCTAGCTGCTTTTTTTGTAGCACCAGATCTTAGAGCATCTCTACCAGCCTTACGTACTGCAGCTTTTATAACTTGCTTACCACTTACTTGAACACCACCAGCTGCAGCTCTACCTATACCACCAGTAAGTATACCTAAGTAGTTAGTAGGATCAGATGCCGCAGCAAATACGTAGTCTCCTACACCCTTTACAGCACCCATCAATCCATCATTAACAAAGACATTACCTAGCTGATCGTATATCTGATAAGCTTTACGTGCTGTTTCTTTTTGTCTCTTATTTGCTTTAGTAACAAATCTAACTTCACCTGCAGTCATTACAGTATTAGCGTTGAAGTAACGCATGTGCTTTACAAAATCATCTACTACATCTTCGTCTGATTTAGTTTGATAATCTACACCCATACGTTCAATCATATAGTCACGAATAGGTTGATTATACTTATAGTCTTTTCGTATGTCGTCTACAGATAATGTTTCTTCTGGATCAAACGATAGAGTTTCATACTTTTTTTCAGAAGAAGAATCTGCACCACTATAAAGATTTTTCATATATTCTTTTTGTTCAAAGTAATTCATACTTAGTCGCCCTTAAACTGTTTAGGTGTACCGTCTGGGTTATGTGTGTCGCCGTACTGATCATCCCAATTGCTCCATAGCATTGACTTGCGACATTCTTCCTGTTACACCTTTATAGATAGTATACTTAGCCTTAGGGTCTGTAGGTCTAGGTTCAACTAGGATAGGTTGACCGTCAAATGTGTACCTACCTCCATACTGCCTATCCCATTGTCTAATATCTGCATCTCCAAATCCAGCTTTTCTATCACCACCTGGTCTATGCTTCTCTGGTGGTAGAGGTTCTGCAACAGACTGTGATACAGTAGGTTCTGCGTATGGCAATTCTGCCATCTTAGATTCTTCAGTAGTTGATACTACCTCAGGTTTTGTTGTTTCAGTTTTATCTTTTTCTTCAGTGTCAGCCTTAGGGGTATACTCATACTCCTTCATAAGCTGAGATAGATAATCCTTACCCATAAGTTTTGCAATCTGATCTGTGGCAACCTGCTGATCAAAGAAACCACCAGCTGCACCATACATACCTGCATACATGTCGATTTCTTCTTTTACCTTTCCCCTAGCATAAAATTGTCTAGCAATTCTTTTTGCCTCAAGAATCTCTGCAGGACCTACGTCACTCTCTTTACGCCCAGCATCTACAGCTTTTTGTACAAGAAGGCTGTAAGCTTTTTCTGCCTCATCCTCTGCTTCTCTAGATTCTAGTGCGTCATCATAAGTTTCTGCTATATCTTTAGCAAAGTTAAAACCTTCTAGCTTACTAAAACGTTTCATCTCAGAGAAAGACATTACAGCGTTGGGTATAAGAGCATTAAACTCAGCTAAACGAGAAGCGGCGTTTATATCTGCAACAGACATACCGTCCATAGCATCTATTTTACCTAGTTCTTCTCTGGCTCTATCCATAGCACCAAAGCCAAACAATCTACCAACTATATTGGTATCATCTTTAAACTTAGTAGCTTCTGCTGTAGCTCCATAAGTCTCTTTAGCAAACTGCTCTAGTGGACATATCAATATACTTTGTATCAATATCAGGTATGTTAGGCATATTAACAACAGCTTCAACGTCATTTATAGATAGTGTTTGACCTGGAGCTAAACCTGCATCAGCATGAGCCTTTGCAAGTTTATCTCTAAGTTGACTTACACCTGTCATACCAGAAGCCATAGCAGTACGTATTATAGCTTTAGACCTAGCTCCTTCTGGTATATACTGAAGAGCCTCTCTACCTAAACTTACAGCTGCATTTGCTCTAGCAGTACGTGTACTTATAAGTGCCTTGTTACGATCACTAGCCTGTATCTGTCTTTCCTTAAAGGCTTTAGCCTCATCAGTCATCTCACCCATACGATCTGTAACTTGGTTAAGGAATTGAGCCATAAATTCGTTTTTATTAAATGCCATTGTATATTAACCCTTTGCCATCAAGCCCATAGGCTTTTGTTCTTGTGTTACTTCTTCTTGTGGCATCTCTTCTTCCACAGGTTCTCCCTCCTGCGTTTCAACCATAGACTCAATCATCTGTTGACCTTCATCAGATTCATCTGTACCCTCTTTATCTAACATACTATTAGCAATCATGAGGAAGCGTTGCATCTCTGCAGCTTCTGCTTTCTTCTGTGGGTTATCGTTTGTATCTTTAACCATAACACCTAGATCTTCAAGAGAAGCTTTTAAATATGCATGTATAACAGGTGCTACAACAACTCCTGCATCTAGTGAGTGTAAGCCTCTCATAACACCTTGAAGGTATACAGTCTCAACAATAGGAGCTAAAGATACACCAGCTTCCATCATAGAACCAAAGTCTTGTAGTATCTCTTCATTGTCTAGTCTCTCAATGTAGTATGCAGCCACCTCATTAATGTTTGACATCTGGGCTGGTTGTTCCCAAGGGTTATTACGTGGTTCACCTGTGAGTGACTCACCAGGAATGGGTCTATCAAATGGTCCTGCTATTGGCATGTGTATATCCTATTTAGTGAAGCCAGCGCCAAAGTATAGGCCGACTATTGCTGAAACTATGTGTGTGTCTAGAGGTGTTATAACGAAAGCCACGTGCTGCTTTCCAATGTACTGCATCTGGTGCACCTAAGAGCCAGTTGATGAAGCCACCCTGTACTTCTGTATAACCAACGATTACACTTACGTCAGGATACCATACTGCTACTAACTTTGGCAACACAATAATAGATCCTACTGCAGATAAAGCTATGATCCTACGTGTCCAAGCAAAGTGTTTATCTTTACTACCATGCTCTCTAGCTTCACTGACTGCGCCTACTAGAGCTTTCTGTTGCTCTGCTTTAGCTTTATTACTTTGTCCCCATATGGACATAACTCCACCTAAGACAGTGGAGAAAAGCATTGTTATTAATTCTAAGGGAAGTCCAAACATTATGGGAACTCAAACGCTGTTATATTATCGGATGGTGATTTGTTTAGCTTAGCTTGACTTACACGAAATGCCCTTATTCTTTTTTTCTTTTCTTTCTTAGGTCCTGCCCACCAATGCTCAGCCCAAAAATCTTCTATACTTTGTTTACCTGATATTACTTTACCTATATCGGCTTTCGGGTGCTCTAACATATCATACACAGCTATAGCCATTTGTTGATCAGCCGATAAAGAAACTATCTCATCTTGTATATCTCCAGATAAATCTATACTAGAAATCCACTGAGGTACGTCTTGTTTAAGCTTATCTTTATAATGATTCTTAGCTCTTGTTACAGCTGTTACAAAGCTATCAGGTTCATATTGCATAACACCTCTAGCAGGACCTCCACCATACTGAGCTAGTTTAGGGTCCATTGTGCCATCAGATTCATGGAAGGCGATAGGCATAAGAACTTTCTTTAGTACATCAGTAGGATCTACGTCCTTCCTTTCAGCGGCTATATCTAGAGCCTCTACTATACTCTCTCCATCTCCCATAGACCCTCTAGGTCTAGACATAAGACCTACTTGGCTACCTTTTAATGTAGATGTATCTTGTTGTCTAATCTGATCTTGTTCAATAGCTGTAGCTATATCCACAACAGGTGTTTCTTCTGTACTTGGTATGTTTATTTTCTGCCCAGGAAAAATCAGATCAGGGTCGTCTATCTGCGGATTAGCTTCTATCAACTCCTGTAAAGATACACCCTGATCTTTAGCTATAGCTGTCAGTGTGTCTCCAGACTTAACCTCAACATCATTCACTTCACCTGTATAAACTTCTGGTACAGCCATGTCAGCTGTAATAGCATCTTCAACAGCAACACCACGTAGATAATCTTCTAGTTCAGTCTTCATCTCCTGCATGTTCTTTTGTTCATACAAAGTCATAGGTAACACTCTTTTTGAACTAGGTGATGAAAGACTACTACCACCACCAGCACTCATTAAAGACTCAGCAGTAATACTATATAGATTATCCGCTGGGCTTGCTGGTACTTCAGCTTTAGATTTATTATTATCCCTAGAACTTGATGGAGGTGTATACACTGGCTTAGGTGCAGAGAAAACTGCAGACTCACCTTTTCTATCAGCCCTAGATGAACCACTAGAACGTGAACCTAAACCTGCAGGACGTAGCTTAGGACGTGTAGATCTACTAGGATTGTAGTAACTGGATACAGCGTTTGGATTATAACCTGGTTCTGGCATAGTTGATATTACCTTCTTATAACTTTCCGAATAGTAGGGCGGCTGCGTTAACAGCAATCTCTCCAAGGAACTTCCCTGATGCGGCTGACAAGCCACTAGAGTCAGTGTCACCACCAGCAGAAGCCTTAGCTTCAGCAGCAATCTTAGACATAGCAATACTAGCATCCCTTTGAGCTGCATTCTCACCTGACTGCCAAGCCCAAGCAAGAATATCTCGTTCACGTTGAACCATGTTATTATAGGCAGTCATGGTTAAGTTGTTAGCCGCTAGAGCCGCATCACGGTTAGCTTGGTTGTCTGCCGCATTCTCAGCTGTTGTTATAGACTGCGCCCACTGAGCATTAGCCTGAGCTACAATCAAATGATTAGTAGCATTAAACTGATCACGTGCATTGTCTTGATCTGAGTTAAACCTAGACAGAGCATTAGCTTCACCAGCGTTAAAACGAGACATAGCATTAGTTTGCTCAGAGTTAAACTGTGATACCTGTGTAGCAAGTGTAGCAAAGAATTGGTTAGTCTGATTCTCTGATGTAGCATTAAACTGTTTAGCTGCATTCTCTTGTGCTGTATCAGATAAGATAGTATTAACACGCTGTTGTGCTACAAACATACTTGTCTGTTGCTCATTGGTAAGGTTAGCCATATCCATCTGTAAGAAAGCCTGAGCATTTTGTACCAGTGACTGCTGTCTATTATTTAGATTAGTTAAGTCCATCTGAGACATAGTTGCAGCATCAGCCATAACCTTAGCCTGACGATTACTCAGGTTTTCTAAGTTCATAGTCTGAGCCATCTTAGCATTCTCAAGAGCTACCTGCTGTTGTGCAGTGAAGTTCATGTTAGCTATCTCAGATATCCTAGATGCATTCTGAACCTTAGCTTGAAACTCTTGTGTAAATTCCATATTGAGGAAACCAGCACGTTGACGTGCAGACTCCATAGCAACCTCTTGCTTATTAGATGCATCCATCTGTGCAATAGGTAGTGCAGACTCCATAGCCGCTTGTACAATAGCCATACCAGCAATGGATGATGCTCCTAGACCACGTGCAGCCATAGTAGCTGTAGCACCTCTCATAGCACCTGCAGCCCATGTTGGTGTAGCGCCACCTTCAAAGTCTGCCATAAGAGAAGACAACTCATCCTTAACACTAGCCGCTTCTAGCTTCTGTGTTCCATAAATGTCTTGTACTTTTGTTTGATCTACAGCAGAACCATCAATCATCTCACCTGCTTCAACTACACGTGTAGGAGCATCTTCTACTTTAGCCGCTTCACCCTGAGCCGCTTGTAGATCTAGCTGAGCTAACTGTGTAGGATCACCCTGAGCCGCTGTCATAGTAGCTTCATCACTTACTACACCTGTAGCTGGAGTAACTCCTGAGAGGGCTGTATCTACAGCAGGTGTAGCTGTAACAGAGTCTATAGTAGCTGGTTGTACAACAGGTGCAGCTATAGCATCGGGAGAGGGTACTGCTGATGTAGTACCTGCTGTAGTTATACCACCTGCTTGACCTGTGCCAGGAATAATACCTGTACCCACACCTTGATCTGCTTCTGTTTCAGCTTTAATAGTTAGCTTACGAGGGTCAGAGGTAATAGCCTTAGTCATGACGCTTGCACCACTATTAATATTTACCCCACCCTCAGCCATCATCTTAACAGGGTTACCCTCTATGGTACGCCTAGCCGCTAGTGTGAACTTACCCATCCTAGCCGCCGCACTGGGGTTAGCTGCTAGAAAGAGATTAATAGATTTATTGTCCATAGGGCCATTGTAACCCAGCGCTGGTAAAACCTTCTTCTGTAATGTCTCAGGTTTAAACCCTACAAACTTTTTTGCCATAATTATTTATTCCCTAACTGCATCCACACTGCACCAGCAATGAATGTTAAAATAGCGATTGTTGTTACCTTGACCACAGTAGACCAGATACCTCTGCGTGTATCGCGCCATACGTCAAGTAGGTCTCTCATTTCGTTTATATCTTTAGCTGCTGTTGCATCATGTAGTCCTATAGATGACAAAGCTTGTCTAGCTCCACGCTTAGCTGCACGATCTAGCATAGATTCTAACTCTTCTGGTGTCAAGTTAATCTCAGACATTAGCTTGCTGTGTAACCATTACCAGCGGAAATAGCCGCATTAACCGCAGTCATACTTTCGTCTGTCCAGTAATCTTTAGCAACCATTAGTTCTAGGTGCTGAGTATTACGATCCACACAGTCTTGTCGATCTGCCGCATCATCATCTGCCATAGCATTACCTGCTATCACGTCATTGATAAGTGCAACTGAGTCACCCATTGCTGAGTAGTTCTTTGCGATTTGTTCTGTTGTTAATTCATCCATTGGTTATGCTCCTTCTAGGGCTGTTATGCGAGCCTCTAGCTCTTGTATTGTTTTTACTAATAGTGGTACAAGTTTAGCCTGATCTATGCCTTGCATTACTGCGTTACCATCATCGTCAACTTCGTTGTGTGTACCTGTAACTGCTTCTGGTACAACTGCTTGTGCTTCGTGTGCTAAGAAACCATCGACAGTAGTGTCAGCATCAGCTATAAAGTTAAACCTTGCTGGCTTGAGTTGCTTTAATCTAGTTGTTGCATCCCATGTGTAGCTTACGTTTTCTTTTAAGCGGTGATCTGAGGATGTGTTGTAAGATGTGGATGATGTGTTTGTAACTATTGAACCAACTGACGAGCCACCACTCGTTCTTTGAAACTCTATAGCTTTATAACTTGTACCATACTCACCAACTAGGTTAATGTGTCCATTACCTGTAGTAGATAACCCAAAATACCATCTTCCATCTGAAAAACACTTTAATTGAGGCTTACCATCCCCATCAGACAGCACGATCATGTTACTTGAGGTGCGGATGTCTAGGCTGTATTGGTCGCCGTTGTATTTACCAAGGATGGTGTTATTACCACCTGACGTTATAAGAGTACCTGCATCTTGACCTATAAAAGTATTACTAGAAGAGGTTATTTGGTTACCTGCATAATGACCAACAAAAGTATTTCTTTGAGATGTAGTATTAGCATGTCCAGCACGACGACCTATAAAGGTGTTTAGAATACCTGTAGTGTTACTATAACCAGCAAGGTTTCCAACAAACGTGTTTTCAAAACCTGTAGTATTACTATACCCTGCCTGATACCCAACTGCGGTGTTGTTAGATGCGGTGGTGTTACTACTTAAAGCTAAAGAACCAACAGCCGTGTTGTTACTTGCGGTGGTGTTTGCAGATAAAGAAAAATATCCCAGTGCTGTATTACTGTTGCCAGTTGTATTAGCGTCTAAAGTCAAACCACCGAAAGCAGAATTATCTCCACCTGTAGTATTGGCAAGCATTGAGTTTTTACCTACTGCGGTATTAATTCGTCCAGTAGTGTTGGCTGTCATCGCACTAAAACCAACTGCCGTGTTGTCGGATGCGGTGGTGTTTGCCCTAAGAGCAGACTCACCTAACGCCGTATTGTTACTTGCTGTAGTAGCGGAAAGCAAAGACTTAAAACCAAGCGACACATTACTCTCGCCTGTCGTATTATTATAAGCCGACTGATACCCAACAGCAGTGTTGTAACTTGCGGTGGTGTTAGAGAATAAACCTTGATATCCCAAAGCAGTATTATTAGCCCCAGAAGTGTTTGAATATAAGTTATAGTTACCAAGAGCCACATTAGATGCACCACTCATAGAAGAGTTAAACATAGCTCTATATCCGACACCTGTATTATGTGTGCCAGTATTATCTTTTAAAGTCTCTTGACCGACAGCAGTGACATTGCCATCTACTTTTACATCTTCTAAAATATCAGCAGTGTCTCTTGATTTAGTCATTGGCTACTATCCTTATTTATATTTCTGCTGCATCCATAGCTGTCTGGTATGCAGTCTTCACTGCGTCTGTCCAAACCGCATTGCATATTGCTTGTACTTCTGTTGACTCACTTGAAATGTCAGTGTCACCCCATGTATCACCTGATTTAGTTGAGCAAGCTAATGAGTGACGATGAAATGATCTACTGATCTCTGTGCCATCTCTGGCTATCACTGTAGCTGTACGAACTTGCACATGCTTGTGATCTCCAACGACTTCAATCTTATCTTCTACTGTTGTTTCTGTTAGTGCCATGTTGGCCTCCTTTGTTTTATCGTGGCGTTATTGCCACCTGTCCAACCCAAAGCTATGCAGTGGGTTAAAATTAACCACCTATGTAATACGTAACAAACCCTCTAATGTCAGAGTTATTATTTACTTTATGACTAGGTTCAACAGGAGAGGGGTCGTTATTTGTCCCAGTCATTTTGTAAACCCTGACATATGATTGACCATCTGTAACTAAAGGCCAACATTGGTCTCCATCTATTCCAGTCCAACCATGGCAAGTTACATTACCCACACATTCCGAATTAAACCCTGCCATAAAGTTTGCCGCAAAAGGTAAACCATTTATTTGGGAAACACCTGACCCTGTTGAACTAGTAGTAATATTAGTAAGATTAAACCAACAAGTTACTTGATTGCCTATTCTCACATAATGACCTTGGTTCTCTACATAAGTATAACTACCTGCTGACGATGACCCTACATATACTGGAGTCCAGGTTCCCTCTTCATAATCTTCCAACTTATTAGCCGCCGCAGTACCGCCGAGGTATACACCGCCTGAGAGGTAGAGGTCTTTGAAGCGCCCTGCTGTATAACCAAGGTCAACAGCATTATCTCTTGCTAATGCAGATGCTGTCGAAGGAAAAACTATGTTGTCATTAGCAAAAAAACCTATACCTGTGTCTCCTTGTCCAACACCAAAAGAACCAGCATAACACCCAATACTACCTACAATTGTGTCGTCTTTAGCAAAATGAGCAATGGCTCCGTCACTTGAGTTACGATTAAAGTGTGCAGAATAATTACCATCAGCACAATAAAAGTTACGACCATCTGGGCGAAGGCTTGTTCCTACTGTACCACTACTAGCTGTAGTTTGACCAATTAACACATTCTCACTACCATCAATCGTGAGTGCCACTGCGTCTGCGTTATCGTCAATGCCTACAGAGGTGAACGCACCTTGAACAGTTAAGTCGCCTGTCATTGTACCACCAGATGTAAGTAACGCATCAGCTACTTGAAACGCTGCCTGTGATATAACAACTACATTGTCACCACTCTGTGCGGCTACAGTAAGAGTAATTGTAGTACCATTCGTAGCTGTATAGTCTGTGCCGTCTACTAAGCGTACACCATTCTGGAATACGTGAACCTTACCTACTGTGTAGTTCAGACCAGTGAGGTTTGTCGTTGCACCAGTGATAGTAAAAGTCTTCTTACGTTCAGCACCACTGCTTACGACAGATGCCTTTGACCCTATGTAACCTGCCATTTGTTTATCCTTTATTATTCATTGTTGTGTCCGACCCAAATCTATGCGGTGGGTTATGCGTCTGTAAAGTATGTAATGTTAATCCTAAAATTCTTCCCTGAAAGGTTTGCATTTGTTAAAGGCAACTCAGAGTCATAAAAGTAAAACGTATTAGTATTTCTATAAGCTAAAGGGGCTAAATGCCTATTGGTGCTTGATATATAAGATGTCTGAATAGAGCCGGGGGCGTACATAGCATTCGAATAATTAGAAACAGTAAAAGGTAAGCCTGCAACAATAGCATAATTAGTCTGAGAGGTACTAGGGTAAGCAAAATACGCAATTACTGTAACCTGTCTTCCAACTTTAGTATAAACACCTATTGGGCTATCAGTAAGTGTAACTTGCCCACTGCCATCAACAGGCGTCCAAGTCCCTTCTTCATAATCTTCCAACTTATTGGCCGACCCTACACCGCCAAGGTATACAGCACCTGATATGTATAGGTCTTTCCAACGGTAAGAACTATCCCCTAAGTCATTGGTGTTGTCACTTCTAGCATTGTTAACAGAGGGCAGTATTTTATGAGAACTTGTACCAGTTATCCCTGTACCTGTTGAGCCTATCTGTAAAGTTGTGTAGTCATATCTAGCTTTAATACTACCTACAGTTGTGCCGTCTTTGAGGAACTTTGCAATATCACCATCTGAGTTTAAACGATTAAGCAAAAGCATATCGCCATCAGTTCTAGCAATACGAACACTATCAGGCTGTATGCTTACGCCATCATTTCCACTGCCAGAGTTATTAGCAACATTACTATCAGTAGTACCAATCAACACATTCTCATTACTATCAATCGTGATTGCTGTGGCGTTACCATTGTCTGTAATGCTTGGAGTGCCAGCTGGTAAGTCTGCTGGTGTAAACGTAGTAAATGCAACAACCTCTAGGATGTCACCTGTAGCCGCACCTGATGCTAAGACAACATCTGAGCCATTGGTTGCTGTGTAGTCTGCGGAAGCTAACTTAACGCCATTCAGATATACGTCTAGGTAGTTAGGAGTGTACCCACCAGTAGCAAACGATGTCTGCCCAGATGTAGCTGTAAAGCTATCCCTTGTTTGGGTAGCCTGTGGTACTGGCTGTGTGCCTATGTAACCTGACATATTCTAAGCCTCCAATGCTGTTAGTCTTGCCTCAATGGAAGCAAATCGTTGTTCGTTATATGCGGCTACAAAAGATAGTAACTCAGGGTAACGAATACCTAGTCTAGTTCTTTCTGTTGCGCCTTCTGGTGCTTCATCTTCTGTATCGTATGTGTCAGTACGAGTGTAAGCATCTTTAGCTTCAACAGCTTCTACTGCTTCTGTAATAACTGTAACAACCTCATTACCATCTTCATCGGTAGTTGTTTCTGTTACAGCATCTACAGCCTCTACAGCTTCTACTGCTGGTACATCTACATCGTGTTCCCACCATGTGCTTGAGATAAACAATGCATAGTCACCAGCATCTAAACCTTCTGCTGTGAAAGCCGCCTGTACGTCTTGGGCTATGACACCTGTATGAGTTCTGGCATTGTCACCCTTCTCAGCTACACTGTCTTTCCATCTGAATGTCTTAAACAATGCTGAGATACGTTTACCTACTAGCATTTCTGTTGCTGTAAGTGATGCTATGTCTTGCTTCTCGTTAAAGTCAGATGTTTGGATAGTACCGTTGGTTGCGTATATGTCGTCGAAACGTCCACCGCTATCACCAAGGTCAACTATGTTATCTATAGTTGTACCACCTGCCGAAGGGTCTATTGGTACTATTCGTCTAGCACTATTTATAAAACGCCAACCTGTGTTATCCGTACCAAGGTACATATCATTACTGACTGTGCCAATAACACCTATGTTCGAGCCATTTTTGCGGAACTCAATTAGACCACCATCACTTGAACCTCTGTCAACAAACAGAGCCGTTCCTCCGTCACGATTTAGGTATAGGTATTTACTTCCTTCTCTAAATGTAGCTCCATATGCGTTTTGAGTAGAAGTCCCTATTAATACGTTACCTGTTGAGTCTATACGCATACGTTCTTGAATAGTACCACCACTAGATGTTTGAGAACCTAAAATTAACTCTCTATGAGTTGTAGCTCCTGACTCACTTAAAATGTAAGATGCAGTGCCATCTCGCCTAATAACAGTTGTCCCATTTGAGTTATGAACTACTCTTTGTTCTAAAGCACTAGAAGAGTTTACGGATAATTTAGCACCCGGATTATCCGTCCCAATACCAACATTACCTGACGAGTCTATGCGCATACGTTCTGAGTCAACACCATGTATAGGGTTTATACCGCCTGACTTGTAAGTAAAAGCCAGTCCGTTACCAGTATCGTCTATACCAATACGATAACCGTAATTTTCTACACTGTCTGCAAAAGTAATACTTGGGTCTGCACCAGAGCTAACAGTGTTCTCAAGAAGAATATGTGGAGCATTTTCAGAACCAGATGCAATATGTAAGTCTGCACTAGGCGAATCTGTACCAATACCAACGTTATCACCATCAACTGTTATAGCATCGGGTATGTTAATTAAGTCTGTTTGCTTACTCATTAGGTTTGCTCCAGTACGCTCACAATCACATCACAACTCGATGCTGTGTCACTTGTTACGATTACAGTGTCAGTAGTCTCTAAGATGATCTTACCGTCTAAGACTGAGAGAGCCGCACCTGCTGGTAGTGGTACACCTTTGACGATGTAAACACCTGCCGCCTGTACATCTACTTTGATCTGAGATGTTGTTCTGTTAGCTAAGTTACAACCGATCATCACTGATGTAGTTGCACTTGGTACTGTATATGTAGTTGTTGCACCCGTACCAACCGATGCGCTTGTATAATTTTTGAATGTATTTGCCATTGTTTATTATCCTAGAGCTATTGAAAGAGCAAGAGCATTAGATTCTGCTGTAGCTAAGAGAGTAGCTTTACTATCTCCACCTAGTGTTGCAGCGTCTACGTTTAAGTTATTTACAAAGGTTTGGGTTACTCTTGCATCGATTGCTGTATTAGCCCTTGCATCAGTATAATACAGATTAGTGTTTTCTGTCAAGTCAGAAGTTGTTTTATTTCCAAATGCAGTGTTAAACCTAGCATCAGTATAGTAAAGGTTAGTACCTTCAGATAAATTAGTAGTACTCTTACCACTAAATGCTGAGTCAAACCTAGCTTGTGTATAGTACAGATTTGTACCTTCAGCTAAGTCTGCAGTATCGTGGTTGCTTAGAGATGAGACAGTACCTGTAACATCACCAGTTATATCACCTATAAAGTTAGTTGATGCTGTAACTGTAGTACCTGTAATAGCCGCAGGTGTTGACCCACCTATAACTGCATTGTTTATTGTACCACCTACTACTGTTGCAGTATTTACTGCTGGAGATGTAAGTGTTTTATTTGTTAGTGTCTGTGTACCTGTAAGTGTAGCTACAGTTGAGTCTATGTTTACTGTAACGTCACCTATTGTGCCACCACCAGTAAGACCTGTACCTGCAACTACCGATGTAATGTCACCGATGGGTACAGTAGCTATCTGTGTATCTACATAAGCTTTAACCGACTGCTGTGTAGGTACAAGTGTATCTGAGTTAGATGTCATATCATCTTCATCAGCAAAAGCTGTTACACTTATAGTACCATCAGATAATGTACCAAAGTCTAAGGTATTTACAGTGACAGCATTGATTGTGCCACCTTCAACTTTATCACCTGATATTTGATTGTCTGCTAGTGTTAGTGTACCTGCAGATACGTTAAGTGTTTTACCTGAGCCTACTGTAATGTCTGATGTAGCGATAGTAGCACCGTCTATAGTACCACCATTTATGTCTGCTGTATCAGCTACTAAGCTATCTATATTAGCTGTACCATCAAGGTAAAGGTTACGCCACTCTTTAGTTGCTGAACCTAAGTCATATGTACCATCTATATTAGGTATAACATGAGAGTCTACTTCAGCACCTAGTGTGATACTATCAGTATCTGCATCACCTAATGTAATGTCTCCACCTAGTGTGATGTTACCATCTACAGATAAGTTACCTGAGAAGTAACCATCTTTAAACTTAATAGAGTTAGTACCTAAGTCAATATCATTATTAGTTACAGGAACTATTACACCATCTTGAAAGCGTAACTGCTCAACTGAACTAGAGCCTACATCAACAAAGACTCCTACTCTATTATCCGTATCGTTTACTACAACCTTGTTTAAGGGAGTAGTAACACCAGGGTCACCAATCAATCCAATGACAGGGCCTTCTGCCGCTGTACCGTCATGCTTGTGACCAGTAGTGTTTACAAACGCCGCTAGTAACTGGTTATATTCGTCATTAGAGTCTGACGCATTGATAATATCACCATCGGTGTATGTAGACTGTCTTGTATAACCTGCCATTTAATCTTTCTCCTATCGACGTGCCGAAGCGTCAAATTCTAGCTGAAACCCTTTTAGTGAGTAAGGTTCTGAAACTCCATTATCAACAACCCTTAATGCTACAGCAAACCCACTACCTTCTACTGCTTGCCTTACAAGTGGTTGTGATTGACCACCGTATGTAGCTGTACCATAAGCAGATGCACCGTATATAGCAACGACCTTAGTACTGTCAAAGGGGTACGCTGCAGGTCTTGGTATGTTAGGATCTTCATAGTCATAACGTAAAAACAAATCTGCGTTTATTGTACCTTTAGGTGCGTAGTTGATTATCACACGTTGGAAGTTTTTCCTTATACCAGCATCACCCATAGTTAAGTCTGGTGATCTGTAACGACCTATGATAGTCTCTCCATCAAAAGTACTACCTTGTTCTTGCCTGTATACATAACCGTCAAAGCCACCATGTAATACAAAGATAGAACCCTGTTCGTTTAAAGAATCAGTACAGGAGGGTTGTATACCTAGTATCTCACTGTATGTGTAACCCTCTGCTCCTCTGTAGGCTATAACACCTTTAGTTGCGGCTCTTGATCTAGCACTATTGTTTACAAAGAATATTCTGTACTGTGTTTTATCTGGTACTACTACCGCTTCAAACTCATCTACATCTGTATAGACTGAGAATAACTCATGTACAGGAGCAGATATAGTACCTAGTTCAACGTCACCAATCTTCTCTGTACCAGCAACAGTACGTAATCCATCACGGCTTAAGAAAATTATGTCACCAGCAAATTCTTTTATTGTTGATCCATTGATGCAACCAACGTTACGAGATACAGGCTGTAGCTGAAAGTCCGCTATAGTATTACCAACAAGTCTAAAGATACGTTCTTCACAGAAGATAATTAATGTATCACGGAAAGGAAAGATACCAGTTATAGTATCATCTACTCGTATAGAACCTGCACCATTAGCTACACTAAAGTCACTATCTGTGTATGGAGCAGTAAATACCATTTCTTGTGGTGTAGCTGACATACCTGCAAAGAACATAGTATTCTTAAACGATGTAACATACTTAGGGTTAGCAGGTGCTCCTGTACCACTAATATCTGTTACTGTAGTACCGTCATACTTTGTTGCGTTGTTAGCACCATCTGCCCATATAATATGAGGAGTGTTATTAAAGTTATACCTAAAGAAAGTGTATTTGTTTGCGTTAGTTCTACCAGTATCTATTTGTGTCCAAGCACCACTACCACTTGCTGCTTCATATATTTTCTCACCTCTTGCAGCTATAACTTTATCATTACCTGCGAAGTAAGCTGACATGAGAACTGGCTCAGTAGAAGATGTTGTTTGAGGGACTACATTAGTATTCCACTTGTCATAACCGTTAATACGCCTATAACCACCTGTAATATCAGCTTCAAAGTTTTGTAACTCTAAGGCCATTCCAGCTTCCATAGTAAAAGTAGAACGGTCTAATACTAGACCACCTTTACACGGAAATACAAACGGATTAATTCCTGATTGATCTGCCATTATTTAACCTAGTATATTACTGTTGAATAGATATAGTCTGTTCTATTACCAAGTAAGCTTCTCATGTTTTTAATACCATCTTCAAATCTTTGAAAGTTTAACTGGTGTTGTTGTGTTTCACCACGGTATTGATAGCCATATGCAGTTGCACCATCTACAATAACAGACCTGTACTGCTCAGGTATTAAAGGGACATCGCCACCTTCAGATAATGTAGTACCATAACCATAATATTCATAACGTAGTGAATAAGCTTTATTAGGATATGGGTATAGACCGTAGTTATTATCAGGTGTTCTAAATACATAACGAGGTACTGAACCTGCATCGCTAGTATCTTCTTGGTCTATATATTTATTTAGGTAGTCTTTGTAATCTAATAGTATTAGTTTACCTCCAGCTGCACCTAAGTTATCATCTTTAACCAAACGAAATGTATCGTAGTCAACATGCTTAGAAGTTGAAGGGGGTGTATATCTTGTAGTACCAGCAACTAATGTATCTGTTTGTGTAGCGTGGTTATAAGGCCAACTAAACTCACTGGTATTAATATAGTCTATTGCATCATTGACTGCATTCTTACATTGAATCTGAAAACCTCTAGCTGTAGCAAAACCACCAACAGACAAAGGCACTTCGTTAAAACGTGCTATAACTTCATTTGTTATGTCTAAGTATGTGTATGGCATTAGTAGCGACTTTCAGATTAAATGTACATAAAGGGGCTAGTATAAAACCAGCCCCAATATTAAGTTTTATTACGCAGCGTTGTAGTGCGCTGTGACTAATGCTTCTGGGCGAAGAATCTTGCGTCCGTAAAGATGCATACCGCGAACGATGTCAGCGAATGAATCTGGGTCACGATAATTCTCGACCTTGTTGATCTGCTCAGCAGAAGCAACAGCATCGTCTTGACCAGCTACGATAACACCAAAGTTTACGTCTTGTGCTAATGCACCAGAAGTTCCAGCACCTGTACCCTTAGCAGGTAAAGAGTTGGATTGGTAAATACGGAAGCCGTGTAGGTTGTTTAAGACCAAGCCATTTTGTAGACCTGCTCCACCGAAGTCAGCATTCAACATACGTGAATCTTCGTCTTTGAGCATCTCAATAAATACCGGGTCTAATACCAGCCATCTACCTCTTGAGTCAACATTTGCTTGATCCATCTGACGTGCCATACGAGCAACCACTGTCAAAGGTGAAACAGTCGCTGTAGACAACGCTGTTGCGCCTGGAAGACGTGGAGCCAATGGGATTGAATCGCCACTAGCATATGCTGTTGAAGCAGAGTCAGCAGAACCCAATGAACCGAAGTCCGTTGCGTCCAAATGGTTAGCAGTTAAAAACTCACCTGTTAGGTTTCCAGCTGTGTCGTGCTGTGCATCACCTGATGTTGCGGTAATGTAAGCACCTGCAGTTGTGTGACCTGACATGTATGATAGAATGTCTGCGTCCATTGAGTCAGCCATTTTAAATGCTGCACGGTCAGCAGCTAAGCTAACGTAGTCAACATTTGAGAATTGGTCCTCGATGTCATCCATCTTGAACGCAAAGTAGTTAGCTTTGTCAATAGTCAAAGAGAAGTCTTCATCATTCAACTTTTCAACAGAGATAGCTGTGTGACGCTCAAGAGCGTTTACAGTCACATCTGGTTCTTTTTGAATGCGAACAACGTCGCCTTGGTTTGCAATCTCACCAAAGTAAGAGTTATTAGTGATTGCGTTAGCTACAGCTGCACGACGAAGTGCGATCTGTGCTTGTTTTGAGTAGATAATCGGGGAAAAGTTTCCGTTAAATCCACCACTTGCGGAAGTAATAGCCATAGTTAATTCTCCTTATAGATATGGCGTGACATTTTACGCTTCATACCAACTAAAGAGGCTCTTCTTAATAGGGTAGTCAGCTTTGCTCTGGGGACTGCCATCCTTTGAGCGCTGGGCCTTTAGTCTTGAGGTAGTTCTTTTTTGTGGCTAGAGCTTAGTTATAAGCATGTACAGGTAGTTGATACCTAACACTGTACATGCCCCTAGTTGTATTCATCTTTAAGCAGATGTCAACTATTTCTTTGATAAATCGTAAATAAATTTACCTTTACGTTGAGCGTCCATTATTTCTTCTTGACGCTTCTCATATTCTTTGATGCTCATCTTAGCAATCTGTGACTCACGTAAGTAAGTTGAGCTATCGTCTGACTCTGGTGCAGCTGAGCGTTTACTCTTTACAGAACTTGCTGCGCCCTTATCAGATGTATTAGCTTTCTTTGTAACAATACCTTTATCAGATTTGTACAAGTCAATAACACGGGATACAGACTTAGCATCGTCTACATTCTCATAGAGAGCATCTTGTACCCACTTAGGTTGATTGTCTGCCCATGTATGGAAAGCATCATCTTCTCTGATAGATACAAAGTCAGGATGCATATGTATTAACTCAGCTTCAGCTTTCTCTCGCTTAGCACTAGAGCGTAACTCTTCTATTTCAGCAAGACGTGCATCTAAAGTAGAAGACTTCTTATCTGCTTCTTTTGCTGCAATAGCTTCTACAATACCTGCAACATCTGGGAATTTCTTAGCCCATGCTTCAATCTCTTCTTCTGACTTAGGAAGTACAAGCTCATTCTTTGTTGCTGCATCTAATTGTTTCTCTAGCTTATCTAGCTTAGCAGTAAAGTCTTTCTCTTTATCCTGCATGTGTCGGCGTAGATCACCATACCGCTTCTTGAAGTTTTTCTCTTCACTACTTAACTCGGTATCATCTTCTTGTGCTTCACCTTGGGGTTCTTCTTCTTGTTCGGTACTACTCTCTGTCTGAACTTTGGGTTCGACAGGATCTTCGCTACTGGGTTGCGCCTCAACAGCTTCTTCTGTTTCATCTGTCTCGCCACGTGCTTGCTTTAGCAGTGCCTCTAGTTCTTCTTGATCACGCTTAACACGTGCGTCATTTCTTTGATGTGAAGCCGATGTAGTTTTAATCGGCGTAGTTTCTTGTGGCTCTTGTATCATGTTGTACTCCTTATGATGGGGCCAGCCTAAGCTGGGTAGCCTTATTGTTATATGAAGTTTTTGTAGTTACTTCTTCTTCTTTTTGGTTTTCTTCTTGGAGGCTAAACCGCCTTCTTTAAAACCTGTTACAGGTCTGCCTCTAGCAATATCTGACATTTTCTGGGATGCTTTTCTACCTTCTGATCTAATTTTACTTATCTCAGAAGCTGAAGCACCTCTTCTTTTTGCCTTAGCAGCAACAGTGTTAGTTGCAATCATAGATGACTTATACTGATCTCTGCCTCGTTGAGCAGCTGCCTCTGCCTCTTGTGCTCGTTTAGCCTCGGCGGCTTGAGCAGCACTAATTGCTGCAGCCTCTTCTTCTGCTTTACGTTTATCTCTAAGATCTCGGAATTGTTGAGATGTAATTGGGTCTCCGTATGGGTTATCATACAGAAGAGATGTAGTTATATTATTAGGATCTGTTTCATCTACTATAGGTTTTGATACAAAAGCCTTCTTACTTTCTGGGACTATTGGCTCTGGTACGTATACTTCTGGTTCTTTAACCTTCTCTAGAGCTTCTCCATATGTAAGCGTTGGAGTGAAGTCTTTACCTTCTTGATCTGCAAAAGACTCACTGGCTCCAAAGCTTCCTGTTTTTAAGAACTCTAAGAAATCTCCGTCATTAGCTGAGCCAGGTTTAGATGCAAACTCACTACCTTCTTCTAGAGATATGTCAGCTATTTTTACAAATACATCTCTGTCTGCTGGATCTCCGTAACCAAGTTCAGTTGCTATAATAGTATCTTGACCTAAGTTATTATCTTCACCTTCCCCTGTATATCTTCTACCTAAGACAGGAGCACCGTCACTGCCTTTTACATCCATCTCATACCACTCAAAGCCATCACCAGCATACACACCATCCCTAGTGACCTGACCATAAGATTCAAACTTTGTTTTTTCTCTGGTTACAGGATCTGTATATGTAGAAACTTTACCTGTTGTAGGAGCTATTACTTCTGCCTCTGTTGGTAGCTTTGTTTCTGGTTGATCCATACCCATTATGGCAGGGTCACCAGAAGAAATAGCTCCTTCAGTAGGTGTTATATTTTTAGTAATATCACCTTCAAAGTCGTACACCTCACCAGCTTCAATATCCATCTTCATAGCTACTTCTTTTGCTTTTACTTCATCGTCAGTCTCTGGGAAGAACTCATTTTTTAGTGCTCCATATACACGTGTAATCAGACCAGGTTTACCTTTCTTGGATGCCTCTAATAAACCTTCAAGAACGGCTCTATCTGCTGTAGATGTTTCTTCTGCTGCAATCCTACGTTCTATTTCTTTGTCTAATCTTCTAGCACTATCCATCATAGCACCCTTAACAAATAGACCTAGTAAAGGATTAATAGCACCTGCACCAAATGCTATTGCTGTAGATTTGGCCGAGTTTTGATCTTCTAACATCTTAGCAATATCGTCTGTAGTAAGCTCTTTATAATTTATAGGATCTGGTGCTGGCATTGGTCTTGAGCTTCTGTCGCGTCCACTAGGAGTTACAACCTGTGGTTCTGGTTGTGCTGCAGTAGTAGCAGTAGTTGTAGTATCTGCAGTATCCTCAACTTGTAGTGTATAGCCTGGAGGTATAGACGTTTGAGGGTTACCATCAATAAATGTAATATATATTGTGTGTCCAGCCTCATTAACATATGTACGTACTTCTACACTAGGTGCACTACCTGCTACTTCATATCCTGCACTAATACCTTCACTACCTAAGCCCAGCGCACCCATACTAGCATAACCCTCATCACCAGGTGAAAGAGCATAACCACCCTCGTTCATTGTCATAGGTTGACCATCATCTTCTACTTCTAGTTCAGATATATCAAACATCATATCCATATCAGGTTCGTCTACAGGCTCACCACCAATACGTCCGTTCTCAGCCATATCTTGATACCCAAACTTAGCCTTAGCACGTAAGTTTTCAAAGAACCTAACACCGTAGAAGCGTACTACGTCAGCAGGTACGACATATTCACCTTCACTTAGTTGTGCAGGTATATCGTCACGAACCTCTTTTGCAGTAGAACCTATGGGAACTTCGTTTCCTGACACAGGGTCAATACCTTGAGTGTTGTCTGGTACTGTATCTAAATCTACGCTACCACCCAGTGCAAAAGCCATTCTTGTTTGTTCATTCATTATCGTTCCACCTTCATTGAATCTTTTTACATTTTTAGTAGCTGTTATTATTTTACCTTTTCTGGTAACGTTAGCCTCACCAAATACTTTTTCTATCAAAGGAACATATGCTTCAGTCTTTTCGTTTCTTTGATAGCCCTTGGTTGTAACTTTTCCTTCACCTTTACCTGTACCTTCATACACAGAAAAGTGTGCTTTACCATTTGGTTTTATTGCATTCTCTGCTTGTAAAGCAATGTCAATAATGTTTTTATCTTCTTGTATAACATTTAATACATTGTGAGACATAGCCATATCAGCTTGTCCATCTTTTACAGAGTCAACAACTACTGAATTATGTTCTGGTGTTCTATTAAACGGATCATAAACTTTTACAGTTGCACCTTCTTCAGCAGCGTCTTCCACTAAGTTATCAAAGCGCCCACCACCAATGTCAACAATAACATCACCGTCTTTTATTTCACCACGTTTCTTTAACTCATTATAACCTGCAGGTTTCTTATTTTTATTTATAGATGTATCTGCTGAGTCATAAAGTTGTTTTGGATATGACCATACACTTTGTTCTTTAGGACTATCTTTTTTAGTTTTGCTAGGTACTACTTTAAAGTCTTTACTTCTTACTCTATCTGATAATTCTGAATAAACTTGCATAGGCATAAACGTAGTATCACCTGCTCCTATACTATTTTCTTGTGCAACTTTTTCTAGCCTACGTGTAAAACCCTCACCAAAAGCAGGTTCATCCATAAGGTCAACAGCAGACTGTGTTACGGTTTTATCATATACACCTGCTGGTGTGTCTGAAATCATATTTATCTGAGGTACACCTGTCTTAGATACACCATAATCTATTTTCTTTTTAGGTGTTGGTTTTACACGTTTAGCTACATCAAAAACTTCTTTAGCTCCAGTTTTAATAGCTTTAGCAGCGGCATCTCCTATTCCAGGAATAAGACCTACAATAGCAGCTCCACCTAAAGCACCAGCTAAATAATAGTTAGGCTTATCTTTTTTTAGTTCGTCATATACTTCCTTAGCAGCCATAGCATCACCAATAACAGGTGTCATACTAGCTACAAAGGTAGTTGCATCCTTTAAGGATACATCTGGAATACTAACCTGCAATGAATCTGCATAATCACGCCATTGATCTGTAGTTCCACCTTGGAAAACATCTTCAGTTTGATTATCTAAGTCATCCATTTACTTTATCCCTCAAGTACTGTAGTTGTCGTAAAGCACGTATAGCACCCTGATGCCTGTATAGTTCAGCAGTATCTGTAACAGTTTCCATACTACGATGTTGTGTAGAGATACGCTCCTCTAACTCAGAGAGAAACGATTCCCACGATATCTGATTGTTTACAAAACTCTTAAGAGACATTGCCACTAAATCCTTGCTCGCCGGGAACTGGTGCTGTACCCATACCTATCTGTCCACCTCCACCGCCTGATGTGTCCTGTACGCCTCCCTGAGGTGTCTGTGGCGCTTGTTGGCCTCCCTCAGGTGCTGGTACACCCTCAGGTGCTTCTGGAGGCTGTGCTGGTTGCTGGAAGCCTTTGAGGATCTCAGCTTGGATAGCAGCATCAGCCATAGAGTTAGTAACCTTATCAGGATCAAGATCCATAGACTTAGCAATCTCACGTATAATATAATCCATCTTAGCAAAAGGAGCTAGTACTGGATTCTGTGCAACTTGTAAGAACTGCATTAAGCGCTGGGATCTTACTTCGTTAGCCATTAAGCTTTCTGTACCTGACGCTTGTACTTCTAAGTCACCACGTATTTGTTCATCAAAGTCAAACTGCATGTTGAAAGAGAAGAAAGCTTTACCTAAGGGGCGAAGTAAATAGTCATCCACGTTTTTAACTACTGTACGAATAGAACCATTAGCAGCGGACATAAGCATACTAATACCTGAGGCTGTACGCCCAACGCCTGATACACCTGTTTGACCATGTGCAAAGCTAGGGAAGCCAGTACTCTCATCTGCTAGTACTCTTGCCTTATCAAAGAGTTGCATATTTTCTTGTGCAACATTTGGGAACTTAGTACCAAAGATGGCTTGTCCTGGTGCGCCCCCAGCCCTGCGGAAGACCTTGCCCGGGTATACAGATAAGTCTTGTCCCGGTGTTAGGTTGGTCTCATCTACTTCTATAATAAGATTACCAGATAATGCAGCATTGTCAATAGCCATACGCATAAAGCCATTCATCAGTGTCTGTGTATCATCCATGTTCTCAGCAATACCTACACCAAAGAAGCTGTAAGGGTTATGCTCGTAAGGAACAGCATAGTAAGGGATACGTGTAGGTTTGAATGGGTTTAGTACAAATCGTAGTACTTCACCATTACATGTCCAAACATTACAGTTAACCTCATCTAAGTCTTTCAACTCGCTGGGTATCTTAACCCCATGCTCTTCAAGTAGTTGAATATCTACATAACCCCAGAACTCTAATACTTCCCAACGCTCAGAGGTTGGTTGTGTATCATCATCCTCCATAGTCATTTCCCAGTATTTCTGTATATAGTCAGCACCTTTATCTACTGCCATCTGAACTGAGTCAGACATGAAGTAAGGACGACTTCTTAACGAGCGTAGCTGTGTACGTGACATCTTATGACGTTCAACAGTATACTCTGCATCATTCATAGACTTAGCTTCTGGGTCTGGGTAGAAATCCCAAGAAGATACATGGCTACACTCAGGTACTGTCTTGACTAATGGATCATACTCACCTTCATCATTCCAGTTAGGGTATTCTTTATCTACTGCAAAAGGACCTTTCATAACACCTGTGCCAAGTAGTGCCATCTCAAACGCCATAGAGCGTAGGTGTGTAGATGCACCTGATTCTTGCAGCTGGTCATGGATTTTCTTTTCCATCTTCTTAGCTGAGATCATGGCTGGATGAAATGATACGGTAGCTGGTGTAGTTCCGTCGCCCTCAATAATCTTATCTGATACAGCTTCTAACTTACTGTTTAAACCACCCATACGTGCCTGTAAGTCCATAAGAGTCTCACCAGGTTTTAGAGAAGTATCACCATTAAGAAGGTAAGAACCAGAAGCTTTATCTTCAGTCACAGGCTTTAGTGCATCACCTGCAGCTTGAGCTTTAGGATCTATATTAACGTGTACTGCTTCTGCTACACCATCAGGTAATACAGAAGGGTTAACAGATAGTGGGAACTTGTTGTTACCAAATAGTACATCTACAATCTGACCATATGCAGCAAGTGTCTTAGTCTTAGTAACCTTAACAAATACACGTGACTTCTCAGTGTCGGTAAACTGTACATCCTTGCCGTATAAGCCCCTATAGTTTCGGTAAGCTTTTAACCAGCGTTGTTCATCAGCATAACGTGCATCCTCTGCTCGTTTGTATCGCTCTTGTACAAAAGCTACTACGCTATCTTTTTGTTCAAAGATACTATCCGTACTGTCTTCTGCAGCTACGACTTCATCTGTTTCAAACATTTCTTCTTGTTCTGCCATTTATTAATACCCGAATGTTGTATCACTAGCTTGAAAGCCTGTGCGTTGTGTTGCTGGGTTGAAATCCCAAATGCTGCTGCGTGGACGTGTCATAACACCATAACGTAAAGCATCATACAAGTGATCCTCTGCGTGAGTGTCTACATCTTCTGGGTTTCTTTTATCCAGAGGAATGCTTGGTATCTGCGCTATAGTGTTAGTGCAGTTGTTCATAAATACTAACCTAGGCTTCTCAGTAAACTCATCGACTTGTAACCGCCTATGTATTTCGTTTTTACCTGCGACACGCGAACCCCTAGAGCGATCAGATGGTCGCCAACGACAACCCTTCATAATCATTTGCTCAGCTAGTGATGGTCCCGTGTCGCCACGGTTGTGCCACAAAGAAGAGTCTAGCACCCCGTATCTCATACCACCATCTTGTTTCTCTAAGTCTAAAATCATATCCGCTAAATCTGTAGCTGTAACCTTAGAACAATATAACTCTCTATAAACAATGAGTTGCTCGTCTGGTGCAACAGCAAACCAGATAACTCCTGTATAAGATCCGTAGCCGTAGTCACAAGCTCTAAACTTAGCCCAGCTTTCGGGAACTTCAAAAGCGTCAATGACATGTTTGGTTCTGTCAAACTCTGGGAAAGCGGCTCCATCATTAATATCCCAGTTGCCTTCTAAGAGTTGTTTTCTTTGGTGCTCTGGTAGTGACAGTAGCATTGCTTCATAGTCACCTGCCTCAGCAAGATATGGGTTATCAAATAGTGATGCAGGTATAAACCTACGTTTGAACAATGGCTGTCCAGCTTTACTGTGTCCATCAGGATATGTAATAGTATCTCCTGTTTCAACATTTGTAGCCCAGAAAGGCTCGTTAGATGGTCCAGGATCAATAAACATTTTCTTAACCCACTGATGACCGCTGCCACCTGGGTTGGTAGTAGCTCTCATGTACAAACCTAAGTGCTGGGCTGAACTACGTAAACGTGATCTCATGTAGTCCCAAGCGTAAGGACTAGACCATTGTGTAAGTTCGTCAAAGCCTATCCAGTTAAAAGCCTGTCCTTGGTATCTTGTAACGTCTGTATCTTTATCCAAGTACGACATCCAGAGTCTACCACCTCTAGGTGAAGTCCACTGTGATTTACGTTCAGACCATTTGATACCGGGTATAGCACGTGGATATAGTTCTTGGCTCTTCTGTATTAATTCTCTTAGTTCTTCTGTAGTGTGTCGTACAAGTAGTCCTGAGAAGTTAGGATCATTTAGTCCGTGTAGAGGGTCAGCCAACATGGCATATGATTTACCTCCACCAGCTGCGCCGCCATATAGTACTTCTCTCTCTGATGAACTCAGGAAAGAAGTTTGGGGGCCGGGGTTAGGCTTGAACACTATCTCTTGTGCTAAGTCCTCATCATACTCAGGAGAAACTACTTGAGCAGGAACAGTCTCCCTAGGGATATCTATTTGTTCAACTGCCTCTACTTGAATCTCTGTATGCCCCGACCCCTTGGGTTTCGAGCTTTTCGATTTCCGTAATGGTTTCTTCGAGCCACTTGGCAAGCTTGCGTTTAATAGCAGATGCTTTTCTACGTTTTTGCTCAACTTCGATTCTCTTCTTTAGTCCCATATGTGATATATAACGACCAGTTTCTTTGCTCAGCCATTGTGCTACTGCACGATAACTATACTGTTTAAGATGCCTCTTTGCAAGCTCTAAAGCTTCAAGCTCCAGATGAACAGGCAATAAAAGCTTGTCATTATCTGGAGCTAGGACATACCCCCACGGTATCTTTGAGGTTACACGTACTATCGTGTGCCATTCTTTTTCGTTGCCCTTGGATGGTTTTGGTAATTGCCAGAATCCTAGGTCTCTTGTTGGAATACTTATTCGTTTGTGCCTTCTTTTGGTGGTAGATAAAAGATGCCACCGCTTGATGTGACATCCACTTTATCTACTTTACCAAGTCCAGCGCGGTCTAGCAAGTCTTTTGCTGCAACCATTTTTTCTTTTATGCCTAGCTCAGTAGGATCAGAAAGAGCACCTACCATAGCAACTGCAGCTTTAGGGGCAGTACGAGCAAAATAGGTACGAGTCTTCTCGCCTATCTCCTCCTTTAGGGATTCAACAATAGCTGTAGTGCTACTGTTGTCCCCGTAACCTGCCAACCTTTTAGCTGTAACAGCATCACCATTAGCTTCGTCGAATAATACTTCAAGAAACTTGTTTTGTTTTTCGGTTAGATTTCTCGCCATATATATGCTCTCTTATCTCGCCACGGCTAATGCCTATGTCGTGTAAATCTCTGTCACTCATATTGTTAAGTAACCAAAGATCTGCTCTTGCTTGTTGTGTTCTTTGTACAGCCCTAAAGCCGCGTTGTAAAAAGTTTAGCATCACTATCTCCTTTGTTTGTGTGCGGAGATAGTTATACTTATTTAGTGGTAACTTAGTACCACTGTTTACGCATACCCGTTAACCTACAGGTACAAAGGTTTCTGTAACAGTGATAATAGTATCAACATGTGCAGCTGTCGCTGGAGTTACTTGTATCTTATCACCAGCAGACAAAACAAGTTCTATATCTGAGAATGTTACAAACTGACCAGCGCCTAAGTTTTTACCCTCTAGGAAATGTGACGTATATGTATCAGCTGCTACATACCACTCAATCTCAATATCTGTATTACCAGTAGTATTATGTATATGAATATATGTAACCTCTGCTACACAGTTAGAAGGGCATGTATATACGTCTTCTTTAGTAGTGCCAGTGTTATGACCATAAACAGAACGTCTACGTGCTGACTTACCCTTCTGGTTTAACGCCATCTTCTACTGCTTTCTTTTTAGGTTTGGGCTTGGGTTTAGGTTTGTCCATAACAGCCTGTTCTGCCCTACAAATATCTGTGACATTTGGATCGCTACAAAAAGCATTTCCAAACCTATCTTCTATAGCAGCTTGATTGCCTCGTTCATCCCAGACACAACCATCTACATCTACTGTGTAGCCATGCTTAGCTAGAGCAGATTTATATTTTTCATAAACCTTCATCTAGTTAACCTCTTTTCATAGGCTTAGATGCTGGGTTAGATGCACCGCACATACCGCCTCTGTTCATCTTCATAGGTTTCTTAGTCATGCCACCATAACTCATACCCATCTTCTTAGCATCACCTCCATGCATGTAACCCATTTTCTTAGCTACAGCAGGTGCTTCTTTCTTAAGAGCTTTCATACCTTTGTTCATAATTCCACCTTTGTTCATATTTGTGTGATATCCTTTGCCTCCACAATGGGAGCAACCTTTACCTTTACATACAGGGCATTTCTTTTTCATGTTCTTTTTCTCCCTGAGGCTGTAGTAGACCACTTAACCTTAGCAGGTCCTGTCTTCTTAGCCGCTTCCTTCTTACTTATTTTGCTCGCCACTTTTTTGGGACGACACGCAGGATAAGGTCTACCACTTTCTGAAGTACCCGACCTACCGCATTTTTTACCTGTTTTAACATCTGTCCATTCCTCTCCGAACCATTTACCTAAACCACCTTTAGAAAAACCTCTACGCCCTACAAGAACGTGTTGACTACGTGACCTTGTTTTTTGTTGTGCCACTATATTTACCCCCAGCTTTTTTATACTCCTTAGTAAGCCAAGCAGACGCATATGCGCTGGGCCATACTTTAAACTTCTTCTTAGCCAGAGCTTTCTTCTGGTTATATAACTTCGTGTCTGTAGGTGTAGGTGTTTTCTTTGTCATTGTTACCACGCTTTACAAGACCAGTAACGTGCCGTAAACTTATCTGTAGCTGTATCACATTTATGACGTGCACGAAAGCTCTTGCGTCTTTCTGGGTTATCTTTTTTTATAGACATGTTTTGATCACCAAAACGTACTATCTTTACCTCATCGCCCTTCTTAGCTAATACAGCAGACTTCTTAGATGCACTGGGTGTACGCTTAGGTTTGTTGTATCCAGGAAAAGTTTCACCTCTATACTTTAACTTACCACTAGGTAACCGTTCTACATTTTTAGTTGTTGCCATTATTTAGTACCTTTATAAAGGGTTATCCGCTAATTCATCATAGGCTTTCCAAATATCATCTACTTCAGTTTGTAGTGTATCTAGAGTATCACCTAATCCATCTGTTATAGTTGTAGCCTTATCTACCTGACTACGTAAGTCTAGTAGTAGCTTCTGTTGTTCTAGTATCTGCTGCATGTTAGTCGTTAACTGGGCAAGCTTCTGGTTTAAACCTCTTACATCATTATCAGCTATAGCTTGTTCTAACGTTTGTATACGAACTATGAGTTTACCTTCTAGCTCCTGTACATTAGTTAGGATTAAAGAGTCTAACGTTATAATCTCACTGCTTAACTCATTATCTACTTCAGTAAGGTTGCGCTGGGCTACAGTCTCTACAGATGTTATGCGTTTATCCATAGCACCTGTCTTACCATCTAGTGTACCTATACGGTCTAATGATTCTCCTACACCAGCTTCTACACCATAGAAACGGTTAAGGGTGTCATAACCAAAGTATATACCACCAGAAATAGTTGAAAGGACAGGGACAGCTACTGCCATCATCCATCCTTTAATATTATAACCGCCTATACTAAAACTCATTGTGTTGGCATTGCTCCATATTCGTTTATGTATTCACCTGCAGCGTATATCTCAGAAGCATTCTTCATATCAGGTGTTAGGTATCCTTGGAAACCTGTACCAAAACTTGAATCACCCCAAGTAATTACAAACTCATCTATGTTCTGAGTATATGTAATTGCTGTGTAGCTACCTACCATAAAGTTGTTAGCTGCTGCATAGCTATCTACAGTAGCTGTTAAATCATCATTGTTTGCAGCTGCCATATAAGCACCAGCCTGTTGAGCGAAGGTTTCTACAGCGGCTACAGCTTCATTATACTCGTTAACTTCTGCTGTGTCAAGGCTGTATGCATCTGTTTCTAACATACCCTGTAATTCAACTTGCTCAGGCTTAGTATCTGCTTCAGCTGCTATACTGGTTACTTCAACTGCTGTCATAACTATAGCTGTTGCTGCAGCTAGGTTGTCCACTGCTGTATCTAAGCTATTCATGTTAGCCGCATGTTCCTGCATAAACATCTGCTCAGCTGTTTCAGCTATAGCGTAGTCATGGTTTAGTACAAGTTCTTTAGCGTCTAAGTAAGCATTCAACTCAGATGAAGTAATAAGCCCATCGTCAAAGGTATCATCATTAATAACACCACCGATAGCCGCATAACCTACAGCACCTACAGTCATAACAGCAGATTCAGTTATACGATCTTGTATGTCACTGATAGAAGCTATAAGTGCATCAATCTTTTCCTGTCCCGTCATTGAGTATTCGGGTGGTGTTGGTGACTCTGCGTTTGCTACTGCGGAAACGCTCACTAAGGCTGAGCTTAGGAGCATCATCTTCAACTGTTTCTTCATCTTCATCTTCCTCTCCTACCCTCAACAGGGTGTTCCAAAATTCTTGGTCTGTCTCATACCCAACAATATAAAGTGTTGGACTCTCTCTATACTTATTTATCGCTGCTTTTCCCATTAGCAACTTCCCTGTCTTACTATCGTTGATAGGGCATGGCGTATTCGCTAACATCATACTTCTAAACACTACAGGGTCTTGGCACAAAATGGATATAGCACTCACCTGTAGCCCTAATCCACCTACTTGCTGTGGTGCTCCTAAGAGCCTGGCATTCTTTCTACGGTTACAAGACTTATCCTGAGTCATAGTACCAGTAGATAAACCTAGTATGCTTACCTGTATCCCTGTTGAACTTGGTAGTAAGCAACTGTCGTTACCACCGCCACCCATCATAGTAGGGGCTATAGCTGACATTACAGGTGCAGCTGAACCAGCGCCAGTAGCATTATAGTTATTCGTTACAGTCTCATCAGTGTTGTTACTATCTACGTTTGAATCCTGATAGTTGTTACTGAAGTCACCTGTAACATCATTCGCTCCTACACTCGTCCCTAAAACTGTCACGAATACTACTATCTTCACATAGTAGCTGTAGAGCCGCGTCTTCCTGTCCGATAATAGCAAGTGTCTGAGCATTTTGGTTTCTCTGGCATACGTCATCATCGACACGACAGGATGCTGTATAGGTTATAGTGGTACAACCTGCTAGTAGCACAAATAGGATTAGCTTAACCCACATTGTCACGTTCTCTATCAGGATCTAATACTTCGTATCTAGTGAGGTGACCCTCAAGGTACATAGCTCTCTCTACATGGTCTAGAGTGTATCTCACTCCAGTGTCTGCTTCTATAGCTGTTCTTACATAGAATACATCAGACTTAGGAATGTGTACACGCTGTAGTTTTCTTACGTCATTATCTGCTATAGCATCATAAAACTCTTCTATAACATTCTCTGATGCATATAGTTGTATTCTTTTGTTACGCATTGTCAATACTTTTTTCTAAGGAAAGAGGTACGTGACGCAATTACATGCAGGAGGGAGGAGACATGAGGAGGAAATACACACAATATACGCCACGTACAGTAGTGTAACACTTATGTTTGTTACTTTTATGTGTGTTACATACGTATTAGTATACAGCAACACAGTAACACTTACAAGTAAAAACTTTATCCTACTTAAACTTTATTATATATATTACTTTATTAAGAGTTAAAACACTTAAGTGTAACTATACTGCTCCTGCTCCGCAGTTATACTCATAAAAACACCCTAGTCAACCCCTAAAATGCATTATGTTGTAAGTTTTTTCTAGAATGTTGTACTTTTGTATGGCTGCGTATATGAGGGGACCTAACTCAAAATTCACTTCTGTGTGTTTATACATA